TAGAGCACCTGCTTTGCAAGCAGGGGGTTAGGGGTTCGAGTCCCCTATTCTCCATATCTATATGGGACGATGAAGATAGTAAAAGACGCTCTTAATGAATTAGTTTGGGTTGACTGTAAGAGAGAATTACAGGATAAACTCCGTGATGAAGTGTGGTCATCCAGTACAATTAACTGGTCCGAAGAAGTTAAACTGGAGTTAGGAACTACACTTGCCACTAAATTGTCACCTGAACTATCAACTAGAGTTCTTGACTGTATTAAAGAACATCTTCCTAAGTGTGAACATTACCAACTTAGATTTTATATTTGGCAACCATTAACAGGTATTCCTCCACATACAGATAAAGCACATAAGTTTGGTGCTACGATCTATTTGAATGAGAAGTGGGATCGTACTGATGGTGGTTGGTTCTTGTGGAAAGAAGGTGATGATGAGATATGGAAAGCCATTCCTCCACAAAGGAATTTAATGATGATAAATCATAGTAAGGAATGGCACTGTGTTACACCAGTTTCGCCTAACCCCAAGAATATGCGTTATACTATCCAAATATGGGGCGATAATTAATGAGAATTGTTGGTATCAGTCCGAGTCATGATTCATCGGTCTGTGTTTATAATGATGGGGAAATAGAATATTTTTTTAAAGAAGAGAGACTCTGTGGTATTAAGAAAGAGTCTAAACCATATCTTGCCATGATTGAGGCACAAAAGACACTTATGGGTCCTGTGGATCTTTGTGTTATTGCCTCTCCAGACGGTAGGAGTATATTCAGTGTTGATCTTCTTGCGGAAAGATTATTTAAGTGTCCAGTGATTGATATGGACGAGTATCATCACATGAGTCATGCTGCATTGGCATTTGAGAATAGTGGTTTTGATGAGGCACTTATCTTTGTTGCTGATAGGAATGGATCTAAGATTGGTGGCGTTTGTCGCGAGTCGGAGACTGTTATGGTTGCTCGTAGAGATCCATATACTTTCACAGAAATCTATAAAAACTATTGGTCAGACTATTCATCACATCAGATTCAAGAAGTTTTGGAGTATCTGAAACAAGTTAGACCAGAGACGAAACATATTGTTCGTAGTAAGTTCAATGCCACTATGGTCTATGAGTCCGCCACAACGTTGATTGGCGAACACCCACTAGAGAATGGAAAGACTATGGGACTCTCCGCCTACGGTCATCCAGAGGGGTTTCCTGACCTGTTTGTGAACTGTCTGGACTCCGATGTATTTCTAGTTCCTCATGATTCATATTTTGATCTTGATAATTATGCCAGATCTCATGTAAAACCAGTAATGAATAGAGAACTTAATGAATATGCCACAAACGAGGTTACATTTGAAGATACTTTACATGCAGACTATGCCAAGCATGTACAGAATCAGACTCAGGAAGAAGTCTTCAAATGTATTGATTACTATTCTACTAAAACAGGTATTAAAAATATCATCGTAACTGGTGGTTATGGGATGAATATTGTTACCAATTCTTACCTCGTACAGTTGATGCCCGAATGTAAGTTTTGGTTTGAACCGATTGCAGATGATACTGGTAACTCTATTGGTGCCTGCATCTATTCATATAAGAATGAAACTGGTGATACGAATAAGTATCCACTCAAAGATACTTTCTTTCATGGATATGATTATGATCTAGGAGATGTATATCTTAGTATTAACGAAGGATCTGATCGGCATTATGATACCTCTGGTATTGCTGATCTCTTGGATAATGATAAATCAGTTGCAGTATATTATGGTAAAGCAGAAGCAGGACAACGTGCATTAGGTAACAGATCTATTCTCTTTAATGCTTTCAATCCCTCTGCGAAGGATATAGTTAATGAGATTAAGAAACGTGAATGGTATCGTCCCTTTGCGGCAATTATTCTGGAAGAAGATGCCAAAACATGTTTTGATATGTTATACTTGGAGAGAAATGAGTTTATGACAAACTCTTTTCAAATTAAGGAGGAGTGGAGACTTACTTTTCAAGGCATTGTCCATGAAGATGGGTCCTGCAGAATCCAAACTGTTAGAGAAGGGCATTTACTTTATGAACTCCTCACAGAGATCAAATCTCGCCGAGGTATTGGGATTCTTCTTAATACTAGCTTTAATTTGGCTGGTGAACCCCTGGTTGAAACGCCCGACGAAGCCCTCCGAACATTGCACGGATCAAACCTAGATTATGTGTGGTTTCCAAGTTATAACTTAGTTGCCAAGTGATCTTTCCCTCTATATAATGTCAGGGTGTGAAGGAAGTGCAATCGGGGTCTTCGGACCCCATTTTTTACACTAAATATTATCATGGAATACAAACCATATTCACCCGAGTGGCATAGAAAGAGGTATTTACAAGAAGCCCTCTATAAGTATTTTGATGATTACGTTCCGACTGACGTGATCTATGAGGATATTATGGAAATTCTTGGAGAGAAGTCCGATGCGGCTTATGAAGAGTACACAAAGGTGAAAGATCTAGAAAGCAAACTGGGAAAGTAATGTATGCTGTCAACTCAATACCGTCTTCGACTTGAAGGCATCTGCAAGAAGATTGTAAACGGTGAAAGTGTTGAACTCTCAGATATGATCTGGGCGGAAAAACTAGGTAAAGCAAATACCACTGCAAATGAATGGTTGAAGAAAGCCAGACAGAAAGCAGCCAATCCTGATATGCAGGAAGGTAGTATGGATGATTTTATGAATAGGATGGGGTTAGGAGACCCCGACCCATCCAATCACAGAACGGGGTTTCAAGGTGCTGATGAGATTGTAGATTGGTTTCAACGTGAAAAACCTGATGATTGGAGACAACGCGATTGAGTATGAATATACACCTTCCGAGTTTGATGTTGATGTAACTTGGGAAGATGTATTGGATAAACTGGATGATGAATATGCAAAAGGCACATGCAAGATTGTATATCATCTACCGCAGGTTCCACCATCATTTGTTTGTCACAATGCATATACACCAGGCTCATTAAGAAAGGCAAAAGAAGAAGTTTATAAAGAGATGTCTGTCAAAGAGATGCACGTCTATGTTTCTGTTGCTGGTGGTGCTTCTACTTTTGAAAGACACTGTGATGATAAAGATGTTCTTCTAGTCGGGGGACTAGGAAAAGTTTCTTATTGGTTTGATGATGATAAACAAATTACTTTAAATCCAGGCGATTCTCTTTTTATTGAAGCTGGAACATATCATAGACCTCAAGTTCATGGACCTAGAGCAACTCTAAGTTTTACATTAGGTCAGTAACGCCCTCCCCAAGAGGGTTTTTTTAGTGTCTAAATATAGTCAGAAGAATATTAGTTTGAGCCAAAATGCCTCTTTCAAGATTAGAGAATTTCCTCAAGAATGCTGAAGGTAATATCCTGTATGTTAACCCTTCCGACTTTGATGCTACTGATAGTATTGAGAACAGAGGTAACTCTCTGACTCGTCCTTTCAAAACGATTCAGAGGGCACTCATTGAGGCTGCAAGATTTTCGTACCAGACGGGTAAGAATAACGATAAGATTGATAGAACAACGATTCTAACTTTCCCAGGCACACACTATATTGACAATAGGCCTGGATATACAGTAATAGATAATAATGGTAGCGCCCAATTTAAGGCGAGAAGAAATAGTAATTATGTAGAAGTTACTCTCAATGAGTTTACTACTGAGACTAACTTTGATGTTCTTGATAGAAATAATGATCTCTACAAGTACAACTCTACTGAGGGTGGTGTAATTCTGCCTAGAGGTACATCTATTATTGGTTTGGATCTTCGTAAGACCAAGATCAGACCACTCTATGTGCCTGATCCTGAAGACGATAGGTTTGAATATACATCTGTATTCAGAGTTACGGGTACTTGTTACTTCACAGCATTCTCTCTGTTTGATGCTGATCTGTCTAAAGTTGCATATTATGATTTCAACAGCAACTCTAAGAAACCAACATTCTCTCACCACAAACTGTCTTGTTTCCAGTATGCTGATGGTGTAAACAATGTAATCATTGATGGATCGGACTCAGGTCTTACTGACCTTGATATGTTCTACTACAAGGTTGCTAGAGCATATGGTGATGCTTCTGGTCGTCCAGTTGGTGACTTTCCCACGTTTGACGATTTTGAACCAAATATTGATGAATTTAGGATTGTTGGTGACCTTGCTGCTGATCCAGTTGGTATTAGTTCTATTAAGGCAGGAGACGGTAACACCTCCTCCACACAAATTACAGTCACTACTAACAAAGCACACAACCTCTTCAAAGAGACACCAGTTCTTATTGCTGGTATCACTACATCTATTAACTCCTACAATGGTTCCTTTGTGGTTGAGGAAGTTCTGAGTGATACTGAGTTTAGATATATTGCTCCATCTGTACCTGGCAACCCACTTCCTATCCCACAGGAAATCCAGAACTCTTCTATTATTATTGAACCTGATACTGTAGGTTCCGCATCTCCATACATCTTTAACTGTTCTCTCCGTTCAGTTTATGGTATGAACGGTATGGACTGTGATGGTGACAAGGCGACTGGATTTAAGTCGATGGTTGTTGCACAGTTCACGGGTATTTCTATCCAGAAGGATGACAATGCCTTCGTTCTGTATAACCCAGACACTGCAATCTTTAATGATGACCAGTCTGTTTCTGATGCAGATAGACCTCTGCACAGCAACTCTGCTGCCATCTACAAACCAACATATGAAACTTCTCACATGAGAGTGAGGAACAACGCTGTTGTTCAGATCGTTTCTGTGTTCGCTATTGCGTTCGCCAGACATTTCCAAGCGGAGAGAGGTGGTGACGCATCTATTACTAACTCCAACTCAAACTTTGGTCAAACTGCTCTTGAATCTAGTGGATTCAGACCTTCTTCATTCGACCGTGATGATGTTGGTTATATCACACACATCATTCCTCCTAGAGAACTAACTGCTGAAGATACTACTATCTCATGGTTGACTCTTGACGTTCAAAAGACTATTGGTATTGCTGATACCAGTAGACTGTATCTGTTTGGATATAATACTCAAGAAATTGTACCTCCTGCTGAGATTGATTCTTATAGAGTTGGTGCAAGAGCAGGTGAAACTCTGAAACTTGCACTGGTTGATACTTCTACTGGTCAGGCAGTTCAGAATGTTTATGAAGCTCCAGTTCTCATGGAGTCTGGAACTTCTGGTATTGCTACTTCCTACCAAAAAGTTTACGATGTTGTTCGTAATGCTGGTGTCAACTTCATTGTATCTAACGTTTTTAGTCTTGTTCAGAATCACCAGTTAATCACTGGTGAGAGAGTTAGAGTCTTCTCTGATACTGGAGAAACACCTAATGGTATCAAGAATGATAAGATCTACTATGCAATTACTGGTGGTTCTCTTGCTGCAGACAAACTTCAACTTGCTGCAACTCTGAACGACGCACTTGCTCGTAGACCTCTGACTGGTTTGTCTAATGGTGGTGGTAAACTGATTATCAGTTCTACTGTTTCCGACAAACAACCTGGCATGAAGGGTCATCCCATCCAGTTTGATAGTGTAAACAACAACTGGTATATTAACGTTGATCCTAGTGCTGTATCTAATACAATCTATCCAGCATTTGCTTCTCTTGGTGTTGGTCTTATTGGTCAAGAATCTGGTGCAACATACCTTGAGAGAAGAGTTGATAACAGATCTCTGCAAGATAGACTTTACAGAGCAAGATATGTTATTCCTAAGGAACATACTAATGCACGTCCACCTACGCCTGGTTTCGTACTTCAAGAATCCAAGACAGTTGGTGTTGGTAGTGCATCATTCTTGAGTGCTGACTTAACGAACCCAACTCAACTTAAGAACGTTAAGATCATTAAGAATGCTACATGGTCATCCGATACTATTACTGTTACCACGGAGAAAGATCACGATCTGATTCCTGGCGACCTTGTAACTGTTAGACAGGTTGATTCTGTTAATAATCCACTGGGTACATTCAACGTTGGTTTTAACGGTGAGAACCCAGTTTCAACTGTTCTTGGTAGAAAACAGTTTACTATTGCTGGTATTACAACTGATCCTGGCGAATTTAAGTGCCAGATCAACCAAAGAACTACACAACAACAGATCGAAAATCTTCCTACAGTTCATAGATCTAAGTCTAAGGATAGTATTTACGTCTATCGTGTTCAGGAGGCAAAACCACATATTCCTGGCACATCTGGACAAGATGGTATCTACAACCTGATCCTGACTTGTGGTTCTGTTTCTCTTGATAAGGACCTTGGATTTGGTGTATCCATGAAGTCCTTCTCTCAGGATGTTAGAAATCTATATCCACAACAGGATAGAGATAACTATGAGTCTGATCCACAACCTTCTGTATCGTTTGCCACTCCAGAAGTTGTTGGTCTTGTTCTTTCTAATGATAAGAAGAAGTCTCTTACGAGAGAATCCCTTAACTACTTCATGCAGGGATTCAATGTTGGTACTGCTGTAACTGGTGCGGTTGTTACTGGTACAGGTAACACCACTGTCACTCTGTTTAGTGATACAGAGCATAGATTCAACTCCATTAAGAGTGTAAACATCATCGACGGTGGTTCTGGATATAACAATGGTTCTGGTATTGCTACTGTTATCTACTCAGCTGACCTCGTTAATAATGGACTGATTGGTAAGAATGCTGCCGCTGAAGTTCAGATCTCTGCTGCTGGTACAGTTACCAGTGTTAAGGTCATTGATGGTGGTTGTGCATATGGTGTAGGTAACACCATGACAGTTGATCCATTCCCTGCTGGTGCTGCTACTTCTCCTGCTGTTGTTGAAGTTACTGCTATCTTCAATAATGTTGGCGATGGTATGGATCTGAACGGATTTGCTGATCCAATGTACAATGGAACACATAAGATTGTTGATATTCCAACTGCAAAGTCTGTTTCCATTGAGATTGACAAACCAAATATTATGTCTCCTTTCTATGCTGAAAGGACTGATAGAAGACTACCAATGTATAACATCGCCAACCCTGGCGTTGCATTTACAAGTATCAGTGTAACTGGTGAAACTGGTGTTGCTACAATTAGATGTAATTCAAACCACACCTTAGTTGCTGGTCAGACCTTCGGTATCGTTGGTACTGGTAACTCGATGTTCGACTTTAGAACATTCACTGTTGTTGACGTTGATCCTTTCGCTCCATTAAGAGCACTTCACTTCAATGTTGGTGTTCATACATCTGGTATTGATAGTTCTTATGATGTAACTGATGCTAGATTGTTCGGTCATGGTTTCAGAGCAAGATCCAAGTCTCTGGGTCTGGGTGAAAATAACCTGAACGCAAGGGGTGCAACAATTTGGACTGGTATTAGTACATCTATTGCTGCTCCTTTAACCTCTACTGACCAATCAATCACTCTTACTGATACTTCTGGTTTCCAGAAGGGTGATTACTGTCAGGTTGGTGCTGAGATTATTAGATTTACTAACGATAACATCAATGCCATTCTCCGTGGTCAGTTTGGTACTGTTGCTGCAGCAGTTCCTGTTGGTTCGACAATCAAGAAGATTGAAATCGTTCCAATGGAACTTCGCAGACCATCTATTCTTCGTGCATCTGGTCATACATTTGAATATCTTGGTTATGGTTCTGGTAACTACTCCACATCACTGCCTCAAAAACAGGATAGAGTTCTGAACTCTGATGAACAACTTGCTGCACAGAAGAAAGAACAGTCTGGTGGTAAGGTTGTTTACACTGGTATGAACGACGCTGGTGAGTTCTTCACTGGATATAATAAACTGTCTGCAATTACTGGTGAGGAAGAAGTTATTGGCGCTCCAATCTTTACCTATACAGGTGATGATGCTGAGTCTGAAGCTGCTAAGAAAGTTTCGGGTGTCTTTGATGAACTTCTGGTTAGAGAAGGTATCACGGTTGAGGGTGGAGATAACAACAATAGAACTTCACAGTTCTATGGTCCAGTAAACTTTACCCAGAAACTTACTAACAGTTCTGCTGAGGGTATTGAAACTAAGAACCTCTTCCTGAAAGGTGATGCTCCACAGGGTAAACTTCTTACCGTTGGTATTTCTACTCCTATTCAGGCGGCAAGATCTGGTGATATGTCATTTGTATCCAACCCTAATACGGGTGGTTACTTAGGACACATCTATGCTGAAGGTGAGTGGAGAAGATTTGGTGTAGTATCTCAAGAAAGAGATAGACAGTTCCTCAAGATCGATCAAATTGGTGTTGGTAAGTCTGGTATTGGACCGTTTGACTTTACTGATGCTATGGAAGTCAACGGTACTACGAAACTGAATCACTTGTTCGTTTCTGGTATTGTTACCTTCGCATCTCCACAGACATTCTCTGGTGTTACTTACGATAGTATTATTATCAGAAAGATTGCTAATTTCTGGGGATATAATACTACTGGTGGTGTCTCTCCACAGGGTATTCCTTGGGAGAACTATGGTTACTACAGTATTGTAGATGAAGGTGGTGTAATTCGAGCATATGACTTCGAGACTGTTGGTACTTACGTTTCCTTCAAACCTGCCTCACATATCAGTATTGAAGGTCCAATCAATGACACATATGCTGGTGTAAGTACATTTGTTGGTACTCTCGATGTTGGTAACATCGAATGTGATGGCGGTACAGTCAATGTAACTACTCTTACTGCTGTTAATGCGGGTATTGGTAGTCTCAACGTACTCACACATTCCTATGCTAAGACTGGTTTCGTCACCAACTTTAGAGCAGAAGTTGCATCCGTAACTAATGGATTGTATGCAGATGTTGGTATCACTACCACATTACATGCAACTACTGCTTACATTAATGAGGCAAACATCTTCTCTGGTGTTGTCACTAACATGAGTGCCTCTAACCATGTGGTTACTCCTCAGTTGTATGCTTCTTCTGGTATTGTTACTAACCTCACAGGTACTAATGTAACCTATGATAATATCGCTGGTACTGCTGTAACTGCAACTGACTTTAACTTTACTGACCAACTGTTTGGTCCTACTGCTTTCGTTAATACTGGTATTATTACTGCTGTTAAGTCCCGAGTTGTTATGGGACCTGGCGCTCAAGGACCTGGGCAGCCTGGACTTGAAATTGTTGCCAACTCTGGTGTTGTTACTTCTATTGTTGGTACATATGCAACCGTTACCTTCCTGAACTCAGGTATCAACGGATCCGTGATGACGGATGACCTTTATGCTAACTCTGGTATTATTACCGCTCTTGGTGATAGTGGCGTTAATATGCTTATTGAGTGTGGTCCTACTGGTAAGATTAATACCTTCCAGATGGTACACACAGCGTCATCTGGTACTCCACCAATTATCACTAATTCCATCACTAAGTGTGTCAACCTTAATGCTGACTTACTTGATGGAATGGATACATCCACTGGTAATGCTGGAAACAGTATTGTTGCTAGGGATGCTTCTGGTAACTTCAGTTCCAACGTAATTACTGCAAGTGCATTTAACGGTGGTTCTTTCTCTGGTAGTTCCTTGAGTGTTTCTGGAGCTATTAGTGCTGGGTCACTCTCTGTTTCTGGTAATTTATCTGGTACTGCCGATCAGGCGGATAAGGTTAGGGTTAATTCCGCTGATAGTTCTTCATATCAAGTTTTACTGGTTCCTAGTAATTCTCAAGGTACATATAAGGCTGGTCGTGTTGATAATGGAATTACTTGGAACGCAGGCAGTAATACTTTAAGTATTGGTGCTCTTAGTGTTTCAGGTTCAATCACTGCTGGTAGTGACATTACTGCTTTCGCATCTGATGATCGCCTGAAGAGAGATAAGGTTGGTATTAGTGGTGCTCTTGATAAAGTTCTTTCACTTAATGGTTTCACTTATAACTTCAATGAAACTGCTGGTAACCTTGGATTTAATACTGAGGTTAGATATGCTGGTGTATCTGCTCAAGAAGTTAAGAAAGTTCTCCCAGAGGCAGTTAAACCTGCACCTGTTGACAATAAGTATGATACTGTTCAGTATGAGAAACTTGTTCCTCTCCTCATCGAGGCAATTAAGGAACAACAGGTACAAATTGATGAACTGAAAGCAAAACTGGAGTCCCACAACCATGCTGAATGAGGATGGTGATCGACAGCAACCCGACTTTATAATTGATTTTGATTTAGATGACATCTGCCTACTTTATAGATCAGTAACCAAACACTTAGAGGTTTTGAAGGCAGATGAAGATCGTGATAGAGATGGTCTAGATGAAAGACTAGAAGATCTCCAAATGCATCTCTACAAGACGATTCTTGAGTGTAAAATGCTAGGAGATTTCGAGTAATAAATACAAAAAAATGAGTTTGTCATGGTAAATGTCACTGACACTGGTAGTGTCAAAGTCAATGATGAGTTGACTTATTTGTCTCTTAATATTGGTCCAGATAAGAATCATCCTGTCATTGTTGTTGACGATATTCTTGAGGATATTGATGGTTTTATTGATACATTCATTACTAATGCACCTGTAGAGGGCAATAGAAATTACGATCAGAATACTAATATCCCAGGCTTTTCTAGACCTCTTTCTCTCTTTCTTCCTGAGGTTAGAAAGACTATAGGATTTTTCATCAATGAGTTTACTGACTTCGAAGTTCCAAATCCAGAAGATTTGAGGTTTGCTTTCCAGTTAAATGTTCTTTATTCAAACATAGAACATCCAAGAAAGTATATCCAACCTCATGTGGATCCTTCTATGTTTGCCTTTGTTCTTTATCTTCATGATGGTTCCGAGTCTGGTGATGATGGAACAGCATTCTATTCACATGAAACTGGTGGTTGTATTAACATGGAACATGTGTTTAGTAAATTTAAGAGAGAAGAACCATACTGGAATTACAAGGAATGGGAATATGATTTCTTAGAGAAGTCAGAGGAACTAGTTGTATTTGATTCTAATAATATTGAACCATGTTGGAAAGAAATACATGAAGTTCCGATGAAGAAGAATAGATTGGTATTATATCCCTCTTATCTTTGGCACTCTGCTAAGTTTAGTGCAGGTGAGTATGATACAAATCCTAGGGTCTCAGTCTCTGGTTTTGTGGAAAAGGATTATTTCATATGATGTTATCAGATCACATTCATGAATACTGTGATGTACTGGATGCTGATGAATACTTTCGTTTATTGAAACTACTCGAAGACTTTGAGTTTCCAGATTTTGAAGAGATTGGTGAAGATGCCTTCTACGATCTTCATGGTCATAGGCAACAGGTAGATCTCAAAGAGGGTGAAGTATTTGATATTGTGGACGCGGCATTCAGAAGAGTAATGCCTAAAATTATTGAAAGTTATCGTTGGTGTCTACCAAGTGATGATGTCTTCGATAAATATAGTGGATACTGGTTGTGTAAGTATCCAGAAGGCGGGTATCTCTCATATCATACAGATACAGATGCGGATGCTGCCTCAGTTACCGCATCTTTTCAAATAAATGATGATTATGAAGGCGGTGACATGTTATTCTGGAGAGAACACAAACTAGATAAACACAAAAACTCCATACATGTTTATCCTAGTTCTCTAGTATATCCACATGAAGTTACAAAAGTAACTTCGGGAACTAGATACTCAGTAGTTGTATGGTTTGCTTACGATAAGGGAGAACAATGGTAGATCTTGAATCACTCCAGAGATTAACAGACTCTAAGACTTATCCTCATCTTGTTAGTGGTGTGGATGTAGATAATATCCGTAAGATTGTTGATGCTAATCCTAGTCTCTTTAGTAAGTCTTGGGAAGAGAATGGATCTAAGAGAAGAGATAGTGGAGCGGTGTTTATTAGAGAGTATAAACAAGATCCTATTAATGGATTAAAAGATGTTGAGGTGAAGAGTACATATGGATTCTTCTTTAACGCCAGTTCTGGCACAGGTGAGTATAACTTGTGGGGTAGTAATCATGTGTATAGAAATCCTATCCTGAATTATTATATGGGTAGTAGAGTATTAGTATTTGATCCAGAGAATCCTACAGAGATTATTGAAGAACATTTGGATTTTGATACATTCCCTATGTTCTCTGCTAGTCGTAAATATATCTGTGATTTTGTAGGTGAACTCACTGGCAATAATGACACTGGAGATTTACTAGAGATATTAAATGATATTGATAGTCTAAGTCCTGCAACGGAAGGCGATTTTGATCTTGCCCTCAATTATATGATCTTCAAAAAGAAGACTAATAGTGTAGAGATACACTTATATAAGTCACATGACGATCAAGAGAATATCTTGAAGATTGTGGAAAAAATGGGAAAAAGTAATAGAACAAAGTTTTATAGTAATTGTAAGAGTACCTTAGAATTATTGGATCAAACATATAATACTGATAATGTTAATTGTTTAATTGATATTACTTTTGGACCAGAAGGAGTAGAGAAGAATTTTGGTCAGTCTTTGATGCCTACAAGAAAGAGAGATGCACCTTTAGGCACACAAGCGACTGATAACTTTGAAAAGTTTTCTTCATATAAAAACGATCATATTTCTGCCATGAGACTTCTCAACGAACAGTTTGATAATAATTTTTGGTTCCCAGATAATTGGAGAGCAGAATTAGATAGATGGGAAGATAGTCAGTACACACAAAATGTATTTGCCGTACATAAAGTAAATACCAGACATGAAGGTAATACCTTCCGCCTGGCATATGCTTTTGTAGGTAATGTTAATGGAAGAGAACCTAGTTAATTAACCGTAACGATAACCATTGTGTGAGAAGTTTGCTTTAGGACCGCCACCTGCGCCGCCGCCTCCACCGTTTCCATTATTTCCATTGTTGGGACCACCGCCGCAACCCGATTCTCCGTTGCCGCCACGGTTTCCTCTGTTTCCACCACCGCCGCCTCCGCCAGTGGACTGGTAACCGCCGCCTCCGCCGCCATTACCGCCATTGCCACCGTTGCCTGCTCTACCGTTTCCAGAGTTACCACCGTTGCCGCCACTGCCGCCTGTCTGAGAGTTCACCCAAGAGGATCCGTTCCAAATAAAACCTGCTCCTCTTCCGCCTCCGCCGCCATTGCCGCCATTGCCACCGTTTCCACCATCACCGCGACATTCTCTTTTAGAACCATTACAGAACCAACCATTACATCTCTTTTTGCCTCCGTGTTGACCATTGCCGCCGTTTCCACCGTTGCCGCCTTGACCACCACCGCCACCGCCTCCATAAACACTTCCATTCCAGAAACCGCCAGGAATCTTAATTGGTGTAGCAATATGCATCCCCTGATTGCCACCTTGACCAGCATTTCCACCTTTACCGATAATGCTTGGTGATCCTGCTGTTACCATCTCTACAGTATTACCATATAAGGCACCACTGTTATTAATTCTCATGCCTGGATTAGAATCACTGGAACCACAGTGACCAGTGAAAGTAATTCTTTTATCTGCTGCAGAAGTCCAGTCTTGATCTCCAAAAATTTCCCATCTTGCCTGTAAATGGTTGAAGTTACCATTACATTGAGCGTAGATAGTTTTAGTAGTTCCTCTAAAATCACTGAATTTGATGGTTCCACCAGAAGGAACACTATTATTATATTGACAGTCGGGAACCTTATTTCCTCTATACAGACTCCCTAAATTCTTTCCACCGAATGTGCTGTTGAGTTGACCCATGGAGATGGCGCCACTCGAAAATAAGTTATCAGTTGATTTCGAGATCTGACCACTACCAATAATTCCAGATGGTACTAATGATCCATCATCACTCATGACCATTCCATTGCCTTCAGCAACAGTATCAGAATTAATTACACACTCAATTCTTTGACCTTCCTCAGGAACCGCAATAATATCTGCTCTTGCTGAGGTTGCCAGTTCTCTTAATACTGATTGATTTAATTCAGACATTATGGTACAATATGACTCCTATCCTTATTTATCTATATACTGGGGATTACTGACTAATCATGGACATTAAAAAACGACACCAGACTTTAGTAGAAAATGCACTCAAACTGCGTGATGAGTTGTTAGCAATGGAAAAAGAATTTAATAAGAAGAAAGAAGAGTTTCTCAGGATCGAAGGTGCCATCACGGTTTTGGAGGAACAGATTACTGCTGATGCTGCGGTTGCCACCGAATCTAAGACCTGATATATTGGTATTGTTGATGGATGACCGACCTCTATAGGTTGCTCTAAGTCACACCCCCTAGTTCTACTAAAAAAGGTACAATGCCTACTAAATCAAATGCTTTCTTTCCGATTCAATCGGATTTCTTCAAGTATTCGGTCGAGTCTTTCCTGTCAGAAATGGCACCCAAGACCCGTGCTGATTACTCTTTCCAATCCCGAGTTCGCTGGTCGATTGACAATAAGAAGTCATACATCACTTCAGTGATTCTGGGTATGGCACCTTCCAAGTTCATCCTTGCCTCTACAGACGCTTGCAAGGTTACTTCGAAGATTGCCGCGGACAAACAGTATTATGAACTCTGGAAGGGTCGCGGTGTTGATTTTCTGAACATCGATTCCAACAACCGTGTAACCACTCTCTCCGAGTTTCTTCGCAATGAGTTTGGTATTCAGGCAGGTTTCTATGAGATCTGTGGTCAAGTTATTGAGATCATCGAGGGTCAGAATGACACCTACGAGAATCTTCCTAACGTAGTTCTTCAAGCATTCCTGAATGCTGTGGTGACTGTTGAGGTCATCAGTGTTGCCACTCGCAACCAACTCTCTCAACTCTTCATTCGTATGAATGATGGTATCTCTCTCAACGGTCCTGAGAAGCGTAACGCTGTTATCTCTGACTTCTCTGATACTATCCGTGACCTTGCTACTACATACGAGGGCACACTGAAGTGTTTCTTCACACCCAAGGACATCAATCGCCGTAAGGTTGATGACTTCATCGCTGGACTTGCTCTCATCTACTTCCGTGGACTGAGTGTTACTGTTTCCGACAAGTCCATGTGGTCTGCTTATGAGTATGGATCAACTGAGGACCAACTCGTTGGCAAGTTTGCATCAGACTTCAAGTCTTTCATCACATTCATGGGTGATAATCTTTCTGCTCTTCCCAACAAGAACTGTGTTCTTGACCTCTTCTCTGTTGTGAAGGATCTGAAGGACAACAACTTCAACATCAGTAATCCTGAGGGATTCATTGATGACTACATGAAGACCCATGCTGCTCGACTCACTGACTCTGATACCTACAGTTACAACAACGGACGTGAGGCAACTTACAAGGAACTCATGAGATCTCGTGAGGCGAACTTCAACAAGTTGCGTCGTGAGATTATTACTCGCACTTGGAAACCCGAGTCCTATTGCACACAACTGGACAACCGTCGTTCTTTCAAGAAGGAACAGAAGTTTGTTGCCGCTGTACGCCAGGACTGGGTTACTCCTGAAGGTAAGGAGATCGAGAAGGGTAAACTCTTCGATCCTAGTGTCTATCAAGGTGGACACATTACACCTCACGCTGATGGTGGCAGTACACATGATGATGAGAACTGTGCCATTCAGGAGACTGAGGATAACCTGAAACTGGGTCGCAATCCTATCGAGAACGCTTGATTTCAATCTAAATACGGGTGGATCATTCCACCCCTTTTTTTATGCCTGTAATTGACATTGCACCCACTCCAATTTACATTTCGGAGTGTCCATTTCATGATAGAGTTAAGTCACTCTTCTTAGAGGAGATTGAAAAGCATGATGGACATAAGAACCCACTATCTGAGGGTCTAACACATATAGATCACTACTCTGTTCTCTCTGATGACAAGTTTTCTCGTTTTAAGACATGGGTAGAACAATGTGCTGAGGACTTTGTAGTTAATACACTCGGATATTATCTACCTGAAAATATGCAGGTTACGGATAGTTGGATTAATATATGCCAAGAAAATGGATGGCAAGAACCACACTATCATGCTAACGCAACCATATCGTGTGTTTACTATGTAAATTTTGAGACAGGAAAACATGCCGACACATATTTCGCTGCAAGACCAAAATTAGGATTGGCGGCATATCCTTCATCACCACTAATTCAGATGGTGCATGATAGGGAGACAAGATATAATCAATTCGATTGTGTTACTGGTCAAGAGGGATGTTTGTTTATGTGGGAGTCTCATGTATTACATGGATTCAAACCTAACACCCATCCCGATCGTGTGACAGTTGCTATGAACTTGACTCCTACGGTCGTTTCTAATGGTGATTATGGGTGGAGAGTCACTAACCTCACGCCAGAAGAGAGGAAAATTTCCGCCGATAAGTGGGCAGAGGGTAAACTCTGGGATACTCCAAATGTATTTCCGCAAGATGGGTTGCCAAGGGACGTATATTAGGTAATACTGGACATAGAGACAAGAACACCATGAAATTGTGGAACGCCCTTATAAAGACCGCAGGCGGACGCCTGGAGAGGGTTGAGTTCGAATCCCCTAGTTCTTGGAGAGGAGACGCAATCGCCCAGGCAAAGGGTGCCTACGGTGCCTCAGAGGTTGTTAATTGCAACCCTACAGTTCCCTACGTTGATCCATCAACTGCATCGGATGTAGCACCAGTAAAATCCACATCCAGTCCTTTACTTCTTGGTCTCAGTGATGTTCTTGGGAACATTGTGGGATACCTAGTTATTCTCCCTGCATTATATGTGATGGTTGCTGTGCCAGCATTTGGTATTGGAGTTATTGTTGGTGGTGTGGTGTGGTTTACCGTCGCTCTCGCCAAGACTGGACCTTGGAATTAAAATAATAAATAAAACGACTAGAGTTTTTAACTATGACTGACAACGTGCCAACAAAACCAGAACCACCAAAGATGCCTACTGTCGCTGAACAGGGACAGACATTTGCAGGCAAGGGTGAAGATGGTCCACAAAGAATGGATCGTTTGAATAAGCAAGTCAAGATCATGTCACAAACGTTGGGCAATCTTGATGGCAGATTGTGTGCCCTTGAGAAATTATTGGTGCAGGCAATCGGATACCAACAAACACTGACTGCCGTGGTAAAAACTACAGCAGAAGTAGAGAAAGAAATTAGAGATCTCCGTCAAGAACTGGAATCTCTCCGTGCTGAGTCTCGTTTTGATATGGGACACGGTGGCGTGCCTCTGGATCCAGCAGTTGCACCACTTGGATAACTGTCACAACCCTATTGCCTTGGTGATGGGTTGATCCTATATTGACATTGTTCAACACACATAAGACACATGAATGAGTTCGATCGTGACGATGCCTTCGATTCGGAGTATCGCGATTATGATGAACTGTATGCTGAGATGATGGAGACTGGTCCCGAGGATTGGTTGCCTGGCGCAGGGATTCGTGAGGAGTTCGATCCCGAGACTCTCAAGATGCTGAACCAGTTCTAAAAGTGTAACACCCTCTGTTGACAGAGGGTTTTTTATTGACTATCCTACTGGGGTACATTCGATTCATGTCTATGACTTCTCGGAAGAGGAAATCAACTGCAACTCAGGTCAAACCAGAGATTAAAGTTGAGGAACTTCGCCCGATGACTCCTATCATCACCCGCCAAGAATATATCAGGGACATCAAAATCCGCTGGAACATTCACACCTATGAGGTTGGCAAATTGGGTGAGGATATTCAAAAGGCATACGACTCTTTGCTCCCTTTCTTCAAGAAGTACCGTGATTATGTGGTCACAGCGTACCAGAGGGAGTTCGGTAGTCCAGTCCAATAACTGGCACAGAGGGGTCGCCATGACCCCTCTTTTTTTGTATTATTACTATATTGACAGTTAATCAATGAATCTCCGTCCCCACCAAATCCGTGCCATCAATGCGATGTGGGATAATCAGAAGGGACAGATCATTGTTCCTACTGGTGGTGGCAAAACAATGTGTATGATCGAGGACGTTTCTTTTACTCTCGAAACAAAGAAACGTGGTCAGACTATTGTTGTTGTCGCCCCTCGTATTCTCCTCGCTGAACAACTCTGTGAAGAGTTTCTTGAGGTTATTGATACCACTCACACTCATGTGATGCATGTACATAGTGGTAAGACTTCTTACTACGGTACTACTAAACCAGAGAAGATTCACTTGTTCGCTAACACTGCCCGTACGGCAGGTGAGAACTGTATTATCTTCACTACCTACCACAGTTTGCATCGCCTGGTAGAGGCAGATATTGAAGTGAATAACATTTACTTCGATGAGGCACATAACTCTGTTGCAAAGAACTTTCATGTTGCAACTAAACACTTTGCCCAACTGAATCACATCCGTTGTTACTTCTTCACTGCAACACCTAAGTGGTCTCTCACACCTAAAAAGGCAGGGATGAATGATGTTAGTGTATATGGTAAGGTGATCTGTCAAGTGCCTGCTCCTGAACTTGTTGATGGTGGTTATATTCTGCCACCTAAAGTTAATGTCCGCCAGTTGCCTCTCTCTAAGGATAAGAACAACTGGCAACGTGATGCTGACTATCTGCATCAGACTATCAAGGAAGATAAGAAAGATCAGGTTCTTGTTTGTGCTCGCACTACAAAACAGATCATCAATGTCATCACCAATACTAACTTCGTAAGTAAGTTGTATGATGAGGGTTACAGTTGGTTGGTTATCACTTCCAAGACTGGTGCTCTTATTGATGGCAATAAAGTTACCCGTGAGGAGTTCTTCAATACTCTGAATGCCTGGGGTAAGGATCAAACTAAGAAGTTTGTTGTACTTCACCACAGTATTCTCTCCGAGGGTATCAATGTCAATGGACTACAGTCAGTCATCTTTCTCCGTAACATGGATTATGTTGGCATCTCACAAACTGTAGGTCGAGTTATTCGTTTGGGTGGTGAATCCAAGACTTATGGACTTGTAACTATCCCAACATATGATAATGTGGGTATCAGCACTGCCCGTAAAGTACAGGCAGTTGTAGATGTTATCTTCAACAAAGGGGAGGCAGCAATCTCTGAGATCACTCGATGAGTAAAAAAACCAAATACTACAACCACAATTCAACTCTACTGGATCCCGTACCTGTTAGAGATTATGTTTCATCAGATGGGCATTGGGTTGTAATGCCATTTGCAGGCAATAAGAAATGGGTATGTATTCATGATGGTGAATTTATTGCCACTGGATCATCCTTTGAGATTTGTATGCGAAAGATGAAACGAATTAAGACAAAAGAAGAACTGTCACAAGGTGCCTCCAACGCACTCGCTGACATGTTACAGTAACTACGTTCTGAACAAGACACATGGCAACTAAGACTAAAAAACTGTTCGTCACTCCGTTGTCAAGGAAGGCAAAGAACCGTTTCGCTAATGAAATGGATCTCTTTCATACTTGCTTTGTTCAAGGAGAGAGGAATCACGAGGGACAAGAGTGGGTATTCCTAGAATCACTTAATCACAATTACTTCTTCTGGGTGCCTGTTAAAGGTAACACTGATTGGAAAGTTGAGAAGTGAGTATTGATTTTAAGCAATCACTATTAAAAGAAGAGTCACTCGATCTCTTACGCACTTTGATCCAAGCAGAGGTCAAACTTGCGTTGTTACAAACCAGACTGAAAAAGAATGCTGACTTAATTCAAGATCAGTTGGCAATCTGCGATGTTATCTACTCATCTCTAAAGGAGACACTCTAATGAACGAACAAGAAACCATCGAATACAACCGTGATCGTTGCCTGGATGTCATCGACAACGTTATTTCACGACGGTTGACTGAACTCATTGACAACGATAAATATGATGACGCCAAAGCAATCGCACAGGAAATGTTCCTGATTGGCGATACTGAGGATGGATGGGATAGTGAAATTCTATTCTTGGGTGATATTACTGGACTCAGCAACCAAGAGATCGCCGAACTGGAGTTTTCTACCCAAGGAGATTACTTTGAGGACGGTGACTGAACTGTCCACTAAGAGTGCCACAAGGCACGCCAGGGTGTATTATTAAAGAGTCAGAGATCTCTGACGCCTCACACACAACACACAGAGGGTCTATGTAATTGTGTCTCCAACCGCGAGACCTCCCCTCTACCCTTTTATTCTTCTTTCTTCATTATGGCAACACGTTCACGCATCGGTATTCAACTCAAAGATGATTCTATTGTATCTGTTTATCATCATTGGGACGGTTATCCTGCTTGGTTGGGTAAGGTACTCAACTCAAAGTTCAATACGAAGGAGAAAGTAACCGATCTAATTGATGGTGGAGATATTTCTTGTGCCTGGTCAGATAGTGACTGGGATCGCAACGATATTGAAACCAATCGCCCACTCTATTATGCTGAGCGTGGTGATAGTGGCGTAGAACCACAACATCATGAGTCTATCACGGAGTATTTCCAGTGTACTAAAGATTCATGGGGTGAGTATGCCTACATCTTCAATGAAGGTGAATGGTTCTGTTATGACACTAACGATAATTGTGTCCTCGTTGATATTCCTGAAGGTGGTCTAGAAGAATGACTTGGAAAGTCCCTAAAGAATTTGATTCACTTGCTCCTTACACATCAATACAGAAGCATCTCAAGTTCCTTAGGGACTTAAAGAAAGATCTTAAACGTCACCCAAGGAGTAAAGACCCTAAAAAACCTGCTACTAGAAGAAGAGGAAAGAAGAAGTCATGAGTATCAAAGTCGAGTCGATACCTTTCTTTAGCATCTCTTTCTGGAGACTATCCCTATCTAATTGGGAACAGAAGAAAGAGATAATTAAGGAACTGGTTGATTTGAAACCAGATCAGGATCGCATCGGCATTTGCTATTCTGACTTTTTCCAGTATAATAATAGACCACCGTACATGTATAAATTCATCGAAGTCATTCAAGATGAAATCGTTGAATTTTTTAACATGGCGGGTGTGCTGGTTCAACAACCAAATGAGTGGCAAATGTGGACACAAATGTACACAGGTGCAGATCATCATCCCCTACATAATCATGGGTTTGGTCATTTCTCTTGCATACTCTATCTTGATTATGATAAAGAGGAACATCCCAGCACAAGGTTTTGGACGCCTATGCCTGATCCATTCTTTGGCAATGTAAAACACTTGCATCCCGAAGTTGAAGAGGGTGATATTATTATTTTCCCCTCAACAATCTATCATGAATGCCCGCCAACGAACTCTAACATTCCTAGGACCATCGTTGCATTTAATGTCCCTATTGCAGATCAATCAGTACAGCAAAATGTATCAACTTGAATGTAAAATTACAGAAGATCAACGTTCGCTCTTAGCGGATGCACTGTATTATTACAGTGAAATGTTAAACTCTGATCCTGAAGGATCCGCCAAACTCAATGCTCTTGAAGAACTAGAAGAGCATCTAGATGCACACTTTAGACAAGAAAAAACTGTATGAATCTCAGGAACTTTTCGCTGGAAGAATTAGACTATGTTCTGAACTGCATGAAAAGAGTTGATGGATGGAATAAGGCAAGAGAGCAAAACAATCACCCATCAGTTAAACACGATCGAATTGTTGAAAAACTTGAATACATAAGATACAAACTCACAATGTAGGAGTATTATGAAATCGGACGACATCTCGCTGCAGACAACATCTAAGATGTTTGAGTATGAGAAACTATCAAGAGAAATTGAAGAATGTGATGACATGGCAACTCTGAAAGAGATGCTCCGTGTTCAAGTCAAACTCTACATGAAATTACAAGAAACTGTGAAGGCAACAATGCTGATGAAATGATGAACTTACAACACCAAATTAAATCCCAGTGGTATTATATTTTCTGGGGTATTTGTACAGTGACTGTTGTTGCTGGTCAAGTATATGTTGGATCTGGATATAGGCAAATGTCCAACACTTTGAATGATGTTGCTGATCGTATCATTGAGAACAATGACCAGTGATGTAATGCAACTGCTCCGCATTATTGCGGACAATTTGAAAGGCAAACTTAAGTATTATGAATGTTCCGACAAGCATAGTTACCACAAAAAAATTGTCATTGAGTACGCTCACAAAAACAAGGATTGACGTTATAATGAGAATAGTAGGCAGCATCATGGTTATTGTTGCCTACTTCATCGTATTGCATGTTAATGTATTACTCGGTGTCATCGCACATTTTATTGCTGATCTCATTTCAATTCCATATTTTGTAAGAACTAAATCATGGGATGTTGTGGTAATGTTAGGATTTCTGTTATGCATATCATTTTCCAAATTGATATATGAATGAAGATAATCCTACATGTTTGGTTATATCATTTGTTGTGGTGATATTGACAACCATTGCCATTATTGTGGCAGGGTACATACATGGCAATATGCACTTAATCACAACACTTAAAAATGCACACGGATGACACATATATGGCGCGTATGGAAATACGCACTTGGAAGTTTTAGCGATCGAAGAACTTCACGGTATGATAATCATGTTGCGGTAGTTCGCACTGTTATATTCATATCATACATGGTAACAAATACTTTTATTGTGTCTGGTGTTATAAGGCACTGGAATGGTGTAAATAGTAATGTAGTCAAGAGCACACAACTCACTGAGGTTCCGAATGTACAAGGAACCGCATCTAAATGTCAAGTCAGATGAATGTGCTGCAATATGGTATGAGTGGTTTGAGTTATTTTCAAATCCAGAGACTAGAAACACTGAAGAATGTAAGATATTAAGAAAGAAGTGGAGCAAATGCTGCACAGAATTTGGTGAATTAGTTCATCAAGCATATCTGGACATGCCCAACAAACCTAGGACTCTCACCTGACCCGCCTCGGCGGGTCTTTTTTTATATAAAAACCGCCAGAAAACGCGATTCCGCCCCGCCAGGGGGTGTGACTATATAAGAACCGTCACAAACCGCTTGATTTGTGGGTTTTCATAGTTTATTATATAACTATGAAAAACACCCATCTTGAGCACCCCGAGGATTCTATACTTAATCACGGCAAAACTGGTGCTATTGAGGTTTTGAAGTGGTTTGGTGATAGAAACAGCACACTGACAGTCAAATATGATGGAGCACCTGCTATTGTATGGGGTATTAACCCTGAATGTGGTAGGTTTTTTGTTGGGACTAAGAGTGTATTCAATAAAGTTAAAGTAAAGATCAATTACACACACAGAGATATAGAAGACAACCACGGCACCACACCTGCTGTTGCTTCCATACTTCATATGTGCCTGGATAAACTACCACGCAAAGAGGGTGTTTTTCAGGGTGATTTTATTGGTTATGGTGGTTACGATGAGTACACACCAAACACCATAACATATAAGTTTCTGTTTGCTCCTACTCAGGACATTGTGTTTGCTGCTCATACCGAGTATTTTGGCAACACTATGAAAACTATGAATGCCAAGTTTATGTCATTCGATGAGGATGACACAGTTATTGAGTCCGACACCGTTCGATTTCTTGATACTAAGGCACACATCAAGTCTAGAAAGAATAAGATCAGTTTGCTCATTGGCATGGCACGAGTTCTTATTCGTTTCACCAAGTTTCCCGATCAAAAGATTGGCACTCATGTGAAAACAGTCATCAATAAGTATATTCGCTCTGGCAAAGAGATCGATCCCGCTGCACTCTCTCAAGAGACTGGACTCGATGCTAATCTCTTTCACCTCTATAAACTTATCATTGAAATCAAAGAGTTGCTCATGGATGGAGTTACAGATTATGAAGATGTTGACTGTTACATTGGTGAGAAACCCTGCCAACACGAGGGTTATGTCATGACTAACAAATATGGCACATATAAATTGGTAAAAAGGGAGATTTTCTCCTATAATAACTTCAACGCCACTAAGAACTGGAGTAAGTAAATGCCCTATGATCCCGAGGTAAATGATTACGTCGTATGGAATACGCCAATGGGATTAGTACATAAAGGATGGGTGTATTTTAAGTGTGAAGATTATATTACCATTGAAATTGGTGTTAAACCTAAACCACATTGTGAGTATGCAAAGAATGATAAGCATTGCATGGTGCATTGCTTACTATGTTGTTTCACATCTGACTGGAAAGATTTAACATATGTTACAAAACGTGCCAGTCAAGATGATCCTATGCCAGTTCCTGTAGTGTCCACTGAACCTGCCAAGGATGGGGAACATGTGCAATACTATAAGAGTCAAAGAAATCAAACAGTTCATGCCTAACACCGATCTGCTTCTTAAGTATGAATCAGATAACATTACAGAGGAAGAGTTTCTTCAACTGTTTCAGGACATTTATGACACTGGCGCCTGGAAATGGTTGCAGGGTCACTATGGCAGAACTTTGAATGCTCTTGCTTCTCAAGGACTCATCGAACTTGCTTAATCTATGAAATTTAATGTAACCGAAGTTGAATTTGACTTTGAAGATTCTCAAGGGACAATTTCCTTTGATGATGAGATCGAAGCAAGGGATCTTGCCCTAGGTTGTTGGGAAGCAGATGATGAAGATGATCTCATCGAAGAGATCACATGTGCTTCAGGTTGGTGTATTAAATCTATTGACTACGACATTCAACTCAAATGATTACTTCCAAGGCATACATGCTTCGCATCATGAAAAATTGTGAGTATGCTGATACTCTCACTCGCGAAGAAAAGTTTCAAGTCTTCTGCAAAGTGTGTGACAACATGCTCAATGAAGGCAGAATGACTAAAACAACACACAAACGTTTCACGGAGATCTGGTGATGAATTTCAAAGCAATTCTACAAAAGAAAAATAGTGAACATGAATATAAATTCATCACTATTGAAAACAGAGCAAATGCATTGGATGCTGTTAATTGGATTCTATTCAATTATGCTGACTGGGATGTGACTAACCTACGCCTGGTAGTTAAAGGCGAATAGAATTATCGAAAAAATGCATTATAGTGCCAATTAGATAAGTGGCACACTATTGTACACATAGATGCCCATATTTGATATTATTAATATATCAAACAAACACACACTATGGACAACTATCAAACAAGAGTTCTTCAAGCAATCAATCAAAGAGATAATGTCTCACTGAAGAATAATGTGATGGTACATAATTCATACCATACTGGCAACCAATTCACTAGTAAGTTATTTGTTGATTACGAGCACATTGCTACAGTTTACTATACTCACGACATTGATGACTTAAACTTCAATAGTAATGGTGGCACACTAACATACAATAAGTTTGACCACAGTAAAGGCGACTATGTTGATGCTATTCGTAACGATTCATGGGAGATTGATGAGATCGTTTTTAATGAGAGAGCAATCGATAGATGCCTAGGAAGCAATGCAGTGAGATATAGAAACTTTCTTACAAGACAGTTTCAAGAGAATTGTAAGATAGTTAATGAGTATTACGAGGTGAAGGCATAATGAAAGTACAAATCACCTTAGTTGTTGACGTTGATGAGACAGATGAGGTTATCTGTCCCGACGGCAAACCACTAGAACAAAATTGCATTTTGAATGCTGTCGATAATGACTTCTTTCTAGAACCAGTTGAAGTATTATCAGTTAAACCTTATACGGAGCAATCATGAGCACCTTACATCACGAATCAATCCTAGAAAACCTCTATGAAGAGGAAATGGCAAACATGATTAAATCAGGTTATGCCGAGTTAATGACACAAGAAGCACTCGAAGAGCATTGTGCTTTTATCGCTAAAGAACAGTTCGAGGACATGTGCCAATGATTAACGAATTTCCTGACATTACAGAGATCGAAGCAAAGCACGGTTTCAGCATTGAAGCACTCGAACAACTTGAGTACATTATCACATATCTCAACGAATGTGCCTCGCCTGAGTTGCTCAAAGAGATTAAAATCTCAGAAGATGGATTTGAGCAATTAGTCAACTATACCACAGAGTTAAGAGTATTTGACGGAGTGAATTATGCTGAGTGACAATCAAAAAACTGTCATACTATTGTCCTATTTGCTACTCATAGCATATACAATTAACATATAGACACACATACATTATGCACAACTTTCAAGAGTTCATTGATTATGTCTTCAGTTTCTACGGTAAAGGAGGCATCTATCCTGAGAATAACAGAAGCAAAGAGCAGATCTCTTTCGCCATTCTTTATTACCTTGATGACATCGCCCACCGTGATGATGATTACTACAACTGGGGCAATGGTGACTCATTAGATAGAGAAAGAGTCAGGGACATCATGAACACATTATATGGAGCAGTTTAATGAAAAGTTTATTTGAATCACAAATTTGTGTAGACTGTGGCGAACCTTGTCATTTTGGTAGTGGCAGATTCGTCAACAGATATTCAGTTTATGCTGATGACATCGAGGGTTGGCGCTGTGGTTTTTGTGCTGCTGAAGTTGATGCAATGATGGAGGAATTAAATGCTTGATACATCAAACAACAGAGAATTTACAATTACATTAACTCGAAGAGAGTTAGGGTTAATTGAATACACTTTGAAAGGATTATATAATCGCATTGATAGCGATGTTACAGAGTGGGGATCATCATGCACTGGATATGATACGATCGAGCATGACTATTATGGCAAGGATGCCATCGTTGGTGCTTACAAAGAGGTTAAAACTTTGGTTGATAAACACTATACAAACGAGAAACAATTATGTTTGCCAAAGTATGCCAATTTCTAAAGTGTCTACTATGAGTTGTAATTAGTCTCATTATTTCCTATTATAATAATAACAACACACATAAGAAACATGACTTCAGGCATCTACGGATCAAACAAAAAAGGATTAAACATCGAAGTTTCAAAGAGTCAGTATCAAGCACTCTATGATCTAATGATTCATGCTTACAACACAAATTACTATCATGATAGATTAGACACACAAACATTTGACAATCTATTTGATAACATCTGTGCTGCCAAGGAAACATATCTTAGTAGTTCTGTCAAGGGAGTGTAGGACACTTCCTAAACAGTCCACCAGAGGCGCCAGGAGACGCGCCAGGGTGTATTATTAAAGAGTCAAAGGGATTTCATCATGCAACTCACTTCTAAAGACGGCAACATGGTTGTTGATTTCTATCCCGTTAAGTTTCACACGGGTCAGATTCACAATCGCTTGATGCTCAAGGTTGTCACTTTCATGGGCAAAACTCAATCCAAGAGTTACATCAACAAAAAAGATTTTAAGTATGAGTTTGATTCTCGTACTCATGGTTATGGTTATCAAGTAACCGACGAATCTATGATTCCCCAACTGTTCAACTCTGCAATGGCATGTGCCTGCTGATTCATTCTTCTTTTTTTTATCATGACCGCTACACTTTCCCAAACAGATCTCATTGTTAAGTATGCCAATGCACTGTGCGTTGCGCTTCAAGAGGATCTAAAAGAAGATGGCATTAAATGGCATCAACGTGCCATTATTAGTCAGCAGGATGATGAAGTTTATCACATCCGAAAGATTAAAGAAATTCAAGAGAGTGACGAACATCAGAACAAATTTTATATTAAAGTTGGTCGTCGGTTCTTGAAAGTAATCCACCAAGATTACAATCAAAGAAGTGTACATTGCTTCATTGATAAGAACAATGGTGACGTATGGAAAGCAGCATCATGGTCTAAACCACAAGTAAACGGAGTGCGATATAATTTACTTGATGAGAGCAGCAGAGAAACATGCCTTGCTCGTGCTGACTGGGCAGGCAGTTATCTCTACATTCGTTAATACTATGTAAATTCTTATATGGACTTTTATCATCAACCGCCAGAGGGTTATCACTATGATTTCATTCAACAAAAAAGTAATGTTATTGCAATCTGGACTGTATATAATGGTCGGTTTAATTACAATAATGGTGATGAATCTCGTTGTATCTGGGGATTCTATAACACCAAGAAACAACAGTATCACGCCCCCATTAACAGTAAACGAATCGGCGAAGTAGTCAACATTGAGGACACATCGCCCTACACTGCTATGCCTCTTCGTCTATCAATTCTTGAACAATGTATGATTTAATGGCAATTCCCACTGTGACAGTTTACGCACTGTCCACTATTTTCCCCATTGCACTGGTTATGGGTTATTATATTAATAGTTAAGCAAATCACTTCACATGCGTCACACTAAAGCACAAGTCCTTGAACAGTTTCGTTACAACTGGAAAGTGGCAGTTATGTCCGATAAGTCGCTCAAAGGTGACACGATTGCTAAACGTGAAGCATGGAACAATTTCGTGGACATGCTCAACAAAGAAGGCGATGTAACTGACTATCAAGCATACAACTGGAGCAATCCTTTCTAATGGATGACATTTTTTCTGACTTAAAAAACCAACTTAAAAAACTCACTTGCTACAAACCAATGACCGAGGATGTTACAAACGATCCAAAAGAGTGGGATAAGTTTTGGTATGAATCTGAATCCGAAGGGTTAGAATTTAATGATGACGGATTGCCCACGGAAGATGAACTTAACCGTGAACATGTAATTACATTCACGGAAGGCGAAGTTAGCACGATTCTTTATTATTTGGATAGTGCCTTAACTGATGTTCCCGAGAACAAATTGCCTCCCGAAATTGACTCAATCTACGCCAAACTCGAAACTTGCTCCGATGACTGAATCTACTGCACATCGCCTACCTTATCCGCAATTTGAAGCAATCTGTGATAAGTTTGCCAATGAAATCGTGGATAACATGGACTTGGACACATTGCTCCAGATCGCTTATGACCAACTCTACGATTATTACACAAAGTGTAATGATCTCGAACTTGAGGAAGAGGTAACAAACCATTATTGTGGAGATGTTAGCGAGTGGCAACGATTGCTCAAAGAAACTAACAATGTAACCGCATGAACATGTAGTGTGCCAGCGGGACTAGTGTCTGTGGAAAGTGCCAAAGCGGTAATTTTTGTGCAATCATAGTATTATGAACAAAACAAACGTTATCGCTTCTCAATTCTCTCAAGGTATCAAATTTGAAAACTATTATGGTGATGAGTTCACAGCAAATCATCTGAACACTCGCTCCATTTATCGCTCGAAAGTGAATCCCAACATTCACATCAATCACACCGCTATTCGTGATGAGAGTGATACTAAATGGGTCGATCAATTCACTGTTTGCCGTAAGCATTCGATCACATATCATGAGAGTGGTGCTGAGTTTACTAGCACAACATCTGGCGTCGATTCTTTCGATTCGTTCAATGATGCTTACTATTGTGTGCTTGAACTTTTGAAAGTGTACAAGAGTTGAGCAGAGAAATCAAGGTGGACAATCGTCAAGGTGTCCACTAAATCCGCCAAACCGTGCCAGATCTGCAATACTAGTATTAATCAAACGAATCGCACTTTTCAAATGTATCAACTTCAGATCAAATTTCACAAGGTTAGTGACTGGGAAAATACAGTTTATCAACCGATGGATATGATGAAATGCCTGAACTTGATGGCAACTTACAATCAAATGTGGAGCGATACTCACTGCTATCGCATTATCAAAGTTTCCTAATCGTCCTTTTTTCGTTCACTCTTACTTCAATTAATTATGTCTCTCGATTCTCAAGCAACTTCCGCCGCAATCTACAAACAACTCTTTACAGATGCCGAGTGGGATACAATTAGTGCCGCACTGGATGAATATATTGAGTATGATGATATTAATGCCCCTGAGGATGAATTAATTGGTGGCATTCCTGTTGCTGATCGTGTTTCGTCTATTCAATCTAAAATCTCTACAATCTACCAACTCACTGCTTAATTCATTATGGTTATCTACAATCCCCAAGTAAGCACAACTCGCCCAGAGTTCGATGTCACTTACAAGATGGATCCCGACGAGAAAGTGTGGCATAAGGAGTGGATCTTTTTTAATGGGTTGCTCTTTGGTCAAATCATTACTAACATCGACGGCGAAGGATTTATTCTTTATAAGTACACGCCTCAGAAGTTGGAAGATGGCGAAACCGTTCAAATCATGACCCGATTAAGAACATTTCCCACGGTACAAGATACCAAGGACTTTATACAATCAAACGTTGGCACATTGTATTCTAAGTAAATGATTCGCCTTGCCTCCGATATACACACTCGTGAAAGATCTTACATTGTTTGTGAGACTGACGCCGCGCCCAAAATTTTAACTCTTCAAGAAACTCTGATTTATTATGAGCAACACCATTGCAACTTCGAACCACCAGAAGCACAACAACTACGCCGAGCGGATGTACAAATATAGTGAGGATCTATATAAGGAAGTGCTAATTTACTATGGTTATGCCATTGACAATAAGACCAATAAACACTAAAATAGTGTATTACTAATCCCATCGCTATTCTGCTCATGTCTCTCAAAACGAAAAAGCGTACATTCACTCGCTATCGTGTTACTCTAGATTTCACAGTAGATGATACAAACTGTGTACGCCCGAGTGAATGGAATTGGAAAGAACTTTTAGAACTGAGAGATAAGGAGAGAGTGAAGAGCGTTTATGTTGAAAACCTAGGACAATTCAATGCCTAGAACATACCAAACTAATTTCACTGATGAGCAACTCACTCTAATTAAAATGCTCACGCTTCAAGCACTCAAACCGTACACCACAGTGAGCAATCCTGATAAGGGCATTATGTATGAGAACTTGCTCATTCTCAGAGATACAGTAAGCATCATTCAAGAGGAGAAATCGGGAGTGCTCTAAGGTGCTCAAATACCCTCGGAAGTATCTCAGAATATGCTGCTCAGTTACTGGGCAGTATTTTTTATGCTATTAAATAAATGGTTAAAAAAACATAGTTGCGTGCTCTATCTCTTTCGTGAGTTCTTATAATAAAGGGGAGATTTTATAGTCATCTTGGCGTTCAGTCTACCATGAAATCTCTGAAAAGTCAAGCACATTCCCAAATCCACATATAAGGACTCTAAATGTCTCGAAGTGCCTCAGAGGTTTGCCATACTTAGTGGGGCAATGTATAATGACTCTGTGGAGTTTCAGAAAACCATCGAATGCTTAGAGAATTCAGAGCAGTTATGTGCCAATCTCTAAGGTGTCCACTATTACCCGCCAGAGGTCCTCTCATGCCCTATAATTAGGATAACAACAAACAAAGGACAATCATGAGAAAGATCGAACAACAAATGAACACTGCAATCGCTAACAGCATCAACTGGCAGTCTGCTAATACCGCTGTTACCTTTGATGAGCAGTCTGAGGTCTCTCGTGTTTACCTACATGGCAACCACATTGCTACAATCGGTGAGGGATTCATCGAATTGTATGATGGTGGGTGGCAGTCCAATACAACTAAGAGTCGTCTAAATGCGATCCTTGAGAGCAATGGACTGCCTGGTGAGCGTGTATATCAGAAAGCATATGTGTGGAATGTTCGTCTACAGGATGGCACTTCAATTCCTTTCTTTAGTGGTATGCGTCTTAACTAAGATTGCCTCCCTTTCGTTAACACTCTTCTGAACTCTTTTTTTATCATGGATCTCACTACTCTCGCAACCTCTTCTAAACTTGACTTGGCAATCGCTGATGCTCAAGGCAAAGTTAAGTACACCGTGCTGAAAGCAGCAAAACCTCGGAAGTCTATGCTCGTGCTTACACAAACTAAGGGCATCAGGACCAACACGAATCGTGGCAAGATTAACGACAAGCACGCTACACTTATCTGAGGCAGTCTCTGGGGAGGGTGTTGCCATTCTCCCCAAACTATGCGATAATAAGAGCAGCGAATGAGCAGGTATTTTGTGTCCTTATGTGTAGCGATCCCTGAGCGATATTAAAAGCGTACAGGGAACCTAACCTACAACGGACCAAAAACGCGAGAGTGATTATAAGTGAATTAAAAAAATTTTTCAGGTATAAAAATGAGCCAAAAGGTCGATATAGAATACCAAGACCAATTCGGTTATTGGAAACACTATCAGACTATGCACCATGTAGCATCTGCATATAGGACAGCTAGTAATAGGGCAAGAGTAACAGGTAAGAGACATAGACTAATGTCAGAAGGTAACATACTTGATCTCTGTGAACCTTAGTGGTATTATAGATAATGTGAACATTCCAAAAAGTGTTTATGCATGAGATCAAATTCCACCTCTATAAGAGAAGCAACAAAGGTTATGATGTAATTGCATCATGTTTAAGTTCTTCTGAGTTGGAAGAGACACTAAGCAAGATTCCTGAGGAGGACTTCTGGAATCTGGATATACTGCCTATACGTTTCCTTGAAGAAACTAAGTTAAAGTCCTATGAAGAATGTAGTTATTAAAACTATTATTCTTATAAGTATATTTGAAGAACATGTAATACGAATATGTCACTAGATGTAGATCAATATGAAATTGAACTCCTAGTTGAAGCCATTCAGTATCGTATCGAAAATGATGAGACGTTTCTTTTGAACCATTGTTTAAAACAGGAATTGGAAGATCTATTAGGTAAGATTCAAGATGAGTTCAACTTATGATGTTTATATTGGCAAGCATAAGATCATAGAAGCTTGTCGTAAAGAAGATCTTGATCACAAGATGACGTTTGTCAAGGAGTATTTTGATTGGTATAGGGATGATGATCTCTGTAAGGAAAAGATCAAAATCGTCCCCTGCGAACAAGGCTAAATAACTCAACATCACGGTTGTTGCAATGACTGAATTACCGTGGTAAAATATCATTGTCACTATTCAACACTATGGCTAAAGGATTTACCGTTAAAGCAAACGCTCCCAAACCAAAGAAAGTAGAAGACGCCTTTAATCTCGAAGCTGCACAAGAGATGATCAAAGGCAAAGCAATTGTCTTCTGTCTTCCTGGTCGAGGAGTCTCATATCAATTTTTGAAGAGTTTCGTACAACTCTGTTTTGATCTTGTACAACGTGGTGCAAGTATTCAAATTTCACAAGACTACTCCTCGATGGTTAACTTTGCACGTTGTAAGGTGCTGGGTGCCAATGTACTTCGAGGTCCTAATCAACTTCCTTGGGATGGTAAACTCAAGTATGATTACCAACTGTGGATTGACTCCGACATTGTTTTCGATACAGAGAAGTTCTACCGTCTCGTTGCAATGGATAAGGATATTGCATGTGGCTGGTATATGACTGAGGATGGAAAGACTACCTCGGTTGCTCACTGGTTGGAAGAAGATGACTTCGCAAAGAATGGTGGTGTCATGAACCACGAGACTGGAGAATCCATCTCACGTCGTCGTAAGGCATTCACAGTTGACTACACTGGTTTCGGTTGGACTCTGATTAAGCACGGTGTGTTTGAAGATCCTAAGATGGAATATCCTTGGTTTGCACCTAAGATGCAGGTCTTTGATTCTGGTGAAGTTCAAGACATGTGTGGAGAGGATGTCTCCTTCTGTCTGGATGCCAAAGAGGCTGGTTATGAGATCTGGTGTGATCCTCTGATTCGTGTTGGTCACGAAAAGACCCGAGTCATCTGATCTCTTATATTCTGCGGCGGCGCGTTTCAACCGCGTCGTCAACCCAAAAAAATCGCGAAAACAAATTCTAAGGACTAAATAATGGCTGTTAAGAAGATCTCTCGTTCAGGTCAATCCTTTGTTGAATCGACTCCCAAGAAGACGAGGCAGGGAAATGGCAAGAATTCTAAATATTCTGCTAGTTCCGCAAACGCAAAACGTAAACGTTACCGAGGTCAAGGAAAGTAATGGCTGATTCAGATCCTAGAATGTCTCCAAATGCAGAGCCTGCAGCTAAAGACGACGCAATGCAGTTTAATTATGTCGTAGGTGGTGGTCGTAGAGAGGCAGCGAAAGCAGAACCATCTGTGCATTCACCACTTGCTGCTGGTTGAGTAGTGAAAAAACTTAAATTCATATCGCAGGATCAGGAGATGGCACTGATCCAAGAGATGTCATATCGAATCAAAATGTCCGATATCGACATTCATCCATCAAAAACATGCTTCTTGATGGTGTCTCCTGACTATTCTGCGGTTGTTACACAACATCTCTCCCATTCATTATCCATGGATGGGGAGATTTTTCATATTGAATCGGTAAATGTACCCTTCCCCGATGAAGATAGTCTCGACTACAAGGTCGATTTCGCGGAAAAGTACATTGACTGGGCTCGTAAATGGGATAATTTCGTCCTGATTGAAGCTGGAGTTATCAGGGGCGGTAACTATACATGGATTACACAGCAAATGGAGCTGGTTTCCAGTAACAAATACTATACAGTTGCTCTTTGTGAGAACCTTGGAAGTAAGTTTAAGAGTGACTTTGTAACATTATACTATAACGATGCAGTAGAAGACTTGCATTTTTGGTGGGAACAACCAAATAACCATTGGAAATTCAACTCTAAATAGAACTGGAGATAGAAACCTCCATAAAAGTTCTGTCCGCAGAGCTCTAGGAGGCAATTATGTCTGTTCATCCAGTTCCAGATATGAGCGAAGAGTTTATTAATTCGGGAATGACGCTTATAACTGACCCAAAATCGGACAGATACCTAAACCAGATTCGTGAAATTGCTCACGATGGTGAAAAATTTAAAAAACAGAACGAATTTCACGAAAGAATTCGTAATGATGAGGATTATGATGACTGGGAATATGGTACTGAACCCATTTACGGTCAAAAATGGAACAAAACCCTTATAGATAGTAATTAAACAGGGAAATTTCCATGCCCAACGACTACGATGCTAGTAGGAGAATAAAAACTACTGCTGGTAGATCTACAATTTCGAGGACATTTAAGGATATAAGCTTAACTTTTCGTCGCCATCCAGTCACTAACGACATTATGCCGTTAAAAAATGATGATGCGATCAAGAGAGCAGTGGTAAACCTTGTTCGTACTCGTATGGGCGAACGTTTTTTCCAACCAATTTTGGGTGCAAACGTAGAAAATCAGATGTTTGAGAACCAAACACCTGAAATTGCTGCGTCAGTTGAGACAGAAATAAGGGTTTTACTTGAAAACTACGAACCTAGGATTGAAACTAGTGAAGTTTTGGTGTCATATCCTATGGATTCTAATGAAATGTTAGTAAATATACGTTATGACATAGTGGGTTTACCCTTTCCCACTCAAAATATCGAGTTCCTCCTCCAGCCAACTAGAGTATAATGGCGTTTAATCAATTTACAAACCTAGATTTTAATGGAATTAGGGATCAAGTAAAGGATTTCCTTCGAACTAACACGGATTTTTCCGATTTTGACTTCGATGGATCAAACTTTTCGGTCCTAATTGACATTCTTGCGTATAATACTTACATTACTGCCTACAATACTAACATGGCAGTCAATGAAGTGTTCCTTGACAGCGCTACTTTGCGTGAAAATGTCGTTTCACTTGCAAGAAACATTGGTTATGTCCCAAGATCCTCTAGATCTGCAGAAGCTGTTATCAGTTTTACGGTAGATTTGGGTACAAATGAAACTAGAACTGTTACATTGAAGGCTGGAACGGTTGTTTTGGGTAACGTTCAGAGTGGAAGTTACGTTTTTTCCATTCCCGAGGACTTTGTTGTCGCTGTAAACGACCAAAACCTCGCAATTTTTGATCAAATTAGTGTTTATGAAGGAATCTACCTCACCAAATCATTCGGAGTTGACTACTCTTTACCAAATCAGCGTTATATTGTACCTAACTCGAACGTTGATGTCGAGTCTATCCGAGTTAGAGTGAATTCTACTACTTCTGAAACCTATCAGAAGTATTCAAACATCCTAAATGTGGATGCAACCTCCAAATTATTCCTTGTTCAAGAGATTGAAGACGAAAAATACGAAATTCTCTTCGGTGATAACATCCTTGGCAAGAAACCACCCGCTAATTCTACCATTGATGTAAGTTATATTGTTACAAATGGTAGAGATGGTAATGGTTCAGCTAACTTCTCCTTCGCTGGAGTCTTAAAAGACGATCAGGGAGCAACAATTACTAGTGGTGTTTCTCTTATTACCACTAATGACAGTTCTAATGGGGGAGATTTTGTAGAATCCATTGACTCTATCAAGTATCTGGCGCCTCGTGTGTACGCAGCCCAGTACCGTGCAGTCACTGCTAATGATTATAAGAGTATCATTCCCCTAATCTACTCAAACGTGGAGACTGTGACCGCATATGGCGGGGAAGAATTGGATCCTCCTGAATTCGGAAAGGTTTTTATCTCGGTAAAACCTAAAAATGGTAGTTATCTTTCTCAAATTACAAAAGATGGTATTTTGAGACAGTTAAAACAGTATTCTATTGCTGGAATCAAACCAGAATTGGTTGATCTTCAATATCTCTATGTTGAAGTTGATTCTTCTGTTTATTATAACGCAAACGTTGTTGCTGATTCTGTTGGATTGAGAACGAAAGTGATTAACACGCTTAATGCATATGCTCAATCTGCTGACATTAACAGTTTTGGTGGGAGATTTAAATATTCTAAGGTTGTTGGATTGATTGATGATAGTGATAAGGGTGTTACATCCAATATTACTAAAGTTCGTATTAGGAGAGATCTGATTCCTGAATTAAACACGTTTGCAACTTACGAATTGTGTTTTGGTAACAAGTTCCATCAAAAGAGAACTGGTTATAGCATCAAATCTTCTGGATTTAACATTGATGGTGTTTCTGGAACCATTTACATTGGTGATGTTCCACAAACTTTGACTAGAGGAAGACTAGTATTCTTTAAACTGGAAAATAACACTCCAATCATCGTCAAAAACAATGCAGGCATTGTGAAGTACGACGAAGGAGAGGTTCTTTTAGATGTGGTAAATATAACGGGTACTGATTTAGCTTCTGGATTCGTTCAAATCGAAGCAGTTCCAGAATCTAACGATATCATTGCACTTAAAGACCTGTATTTACAGGTTGATATTGGAAATAGTAGAGTCAGCACCATTCAGGACGTTGTTACCTCTGGTGAAAACACTTCTGCTACACAATACATTACAACTTCCAGCTTCTTAAACGGATCGTATACCAGATAAATGAGTCAATCTAAATCCGAGATCAAGAGAGTCAAATTTAGCAATATTGTTGAGTCTCAGATTCCAGAATTTCTCAATGAAGAGTCTCCTTTCTTCAAAGAGTTTCTGGAAAGTTATTATGCGTCGGTAGAACACCAATCTGGTACGGTAGACCTTGCCACAAACCTTCCAAAGTATAGACAGATCCCAGCTTTTAATAGGGAGTCGTTAATTCCCTATACTGCACTTACGGAAACGATCACTTCTGGTCAAACATCTATTAAGGTACTATCTACTGCAGGTTGGCCTGATAAATTTGGTCTCCTGAAGATTGATAATGAGATTATTGTCTATAAAAAGAGAATTGAGAACAAAGTAGTTGCTACACGAGTCGGTAATTTCGCAAATCAGTCGAATATTATCGAAATGGAAGATACCAGCAATATTGAAGTTGGTATGTCTATTTCTGCAGGTACATATTTCCCTGCAGGCACTACTGTTGGTGCGGTTGGTGATAAATTCATCTATGCAAGTCAAAAATCACTTGGCGTAGGTGGACAAATTCCTATTGCAATCATTCTCAACTCTTTTGAGGAGTGTTTTAGAGGATTTTCTGGAATTGACCAAATCCAACAAGACATTCAATCGGAATTTTTACAATTTTCTCTCACTGATGCTGATGACCACACTGTTGGTAGTGTTACTGATCCAAAATACGTCTTTAATTTAAGTAATCTCTTTTTACAAGAGTTTTTTACTAAATTTAAGTCTGAATTCTTGCCAGGATTCGAAAACAGAGATTTTACCGAAGGTGTAAACCTTTCTACTATTCTAACAAGAGCAAAAGACTTTTATAGTGCTAAAGGAACGGATACTTCCTATAAAGTAATGTTCAAATTGCTTTATGGTGAAGATATTGAGATTATTAAACCTTCCGAATACACTTTAGTCCCCTCTTCAAACAATTATTTCAAAACTCGTAATGTTTTGGTCGAAAAACTCTTTGGCGGAGACGCTATTGAGACTAAAGGTAATTTTTTAAACCAAGACATTGTTGGAGTCGGTACTGTTAGCGCTTCAATCTATAATATTGAATACCGACCTATTAATGACAAAGATTTTTATGAAATTTCCCTTGATTCGGGTTCTTTCAGTGGTACTTTCTCAGTTCCAGGTAAAACTAAAGTTTTAGAAGCTGTTACTGCTGGTGCTGATAATATTCTGGTTGATTCTACAATTGGATTTGGTAGAACTGGTAGTTTGCTTCTGAAACCAACACCAATTTCAGATTTCATCACTGTTGAGTACGCCGATAAGACTAGTAATCAGTTTTTAGGTGTCACAGGTATCACAACTAACCTTTTGTTCGGTGCAGACGTTTCTGAGGACAAATTGGCGTATGCCTACGCTGGATTAGGACAGACTTCTCTAGTTCAGTTCAGATTCGTTAATGTTATCAATAATGTTGATTTTACAGATACATCTAATATTCGAATTGATGATACTTTAAATCTTTCATCTTTTGGATTTGATCTTGGTGATGATCCTAAGTTTGAACCTTGGATTTATAATATTCCGACGAAACACGTCATTAAGGATCTCACACAGCAAAACATTAACACATTTAGAGTTGAACTGTTTGATTCTGTCGTGTTCTTTATTGACGAAGAACTATTTTTGATTAATGCTAGGAATGAAAAGGTAAGAGCTCAGATTAAGGATATTGAATATGCAACTGGTACAGAAACTAATAGATCTTCCAACAAGATTATTGTTCAGACCAGTGGTGCTGTTCCTTCCAACATTGATAGAGTTGAGAAGATCATCGTTAAGGCATCTCACAATGCCAATTACTTCCCAGGTTTAGAAAACGTACCTGTAGGTATTCAGAATAGTTATCTTGATAATGATGAACAAAGTTTCTACGTTACATCTGGTGGTGTTCCAAACTATCCAATCTTTGCTACTGACAATAAAGTATTCATTAAAACTGATCCACCACAAGCAGGCACAACTGGTGGAACTACAAATATTATTAAATCGGTAGACCCATTAAGTCCAACCACACCGTTTAGACATAACTTTGTTACTGGAGATAAAATTTATTGGAATAATAGTTACAACAGTGGATTATCTACTGGTGTTTATTTTGTAACTAATATCAATGACTTTGACTTCCAACTTTCTTATAGTGCGTCTGACGTATTTGCTGGACAGTATATTGATGTTTCTAGAGATCTTCCAGGTCAATATGTTTATAAGAGTGGTTGGGAAGATCAGAATGCAAAGAACCAGAAATTATTAAGAAAGTTCCCATACTATAAACAGGAAAATTTCTTCGATGATCCCTCCCAGAGAAAAACAGATAACAAAGCTGTAGGTATTCTTGTTAATGGTGTTGAATTGTATCCAGCATCAGTTTTTGATGAGGAAATTTTCTTCGGTCAAATTGATTCTATTGAAGTAACTAATGCTGGTAAGGATTTTGATGTAATTAATGGACCTCCATTGATTATTCAGGATCAAGCTGGTAGTGGAGCTATTGCATTTGCAAATGTTACTGGATCATTTAAAGAAGTTAAGTTAATCAGTCCTGGTATTGGTTATCAAGAAAAACCAAAGATTACTGTATCGGGTGGTAATGGTGTAGGTGCAGTTCTCGAATCTAACTTTGTTAAAGGAAGAATTGTATCCTCTTTCAAAGCTGATGGTAATGGAGTTAATGTTGCTTCCGATACTATTGATTTTCCAGATCCACACAACTTTGAACTTGGTGAAGAAGTCATTTATGAATCCAATAATAACGTTGCTGTTGGTGGTATTGTAGATAAATCTTCGTACTTTGCGAGACCTATTGACAACAAAACTATCTCCTTACACTCCAGCAGATCTGATGCTGTTTCTGGTATTAATACGGTAAATATCGGATCGGTAAGTAATGGTTTCCATTCTTTCAAAACTCTGAAAGGCAAAAACACTATTACTAGGATTTACGTTAAGAACTCTGGTGAAGGATACTCTAACAAAAGAATCAGAGTTCCTGCTAGACCAACTGAGGGTGATATTCAAACTGGTATTAGTACATCTGATGATTACTTCTATGCACCTAACCATGCATTTAGAACTGGTGAAATTGTAAGATATGAATTCTCATCAACTGCTGCACAAGGTCTATCAACTACAACTGAATATTTTGTAACTAGACTTGATAGTGCAAGATTTAAGTTAACTGATGCTGGTATTGGTACAACTAGAGATGATAGTGATTTTAAAGCAGGTAAGTTTGCTAGGATTTCTGGTGTAGGTGCAGGCACTCATACAATTAAGTATCCACCTATTGAAATTAAAGTAGAGACTCTTTCTGGTATTGGTTCAACTGCAATTACAAATCCAACACTGGAACCCCTTGTTCTTGGAAGTATTGAAAGTGTATATCTGGAACAAGGTGGTGCAGGTTATGGTTGTACAAATATTCTAAACTTCCATAGAAGACCAAATGTAGGTATCGCAACTGTTACGTTTGAGGCACTACTCAAACCTATTCTGGTTGAGGGGTCAATCGTTGACGTTCAAATTCTTGCTTCTGGTAGAGGTTATAGAAAGGATTCTGATATTGTTGTTTATGGTGACGGTGACTTTGCAAATATCAGTCCAATTATTGATGAAACAAATGGCAGTATTACTGGTGTAAGAATCACTGATGGTGGGGTTAATTATAACCCAGCAAATACTACTATGGTTCTACAGAATCGTGGTAGAGATGCCAAGTTTATTGCTAATGTTCATGAGTGGAAAATTAATCAGGAAGTTAAGAGTAGAAACTTAATTAATACTCTTGACGCTGCATTGACGAAACCAAATACCAACAGGGAACTTGGTCTACAGTTTATTAACATCTATCCTGCAAATAGACTGAGATTCCAGGTTGGCGACAATATTGATTCTGGTAACCTGGAACTTACTAATAATCCACAACACTCTCCTATCCTTGGATATGCCTATGATGGTAATCCAATTTACGGACCTTATGGATTCTCTGGAGCTACTGGTGGACCTGTACAGAGACTTAGGAGTAGTTATATCCTTAATACCGCGCCTAAGGTAGGCCTAAGACCTCCTGGGTATACTCCTGGATACTTTACTGATGATTACGAATACAACGGGTCTGGCGACCTTGACGAGTTCGGTGGCAGGTATTGTGTAACACCACAGTTCCCCGATGGAACATATGCATATTTTTATGCAATTGACGTTGATTCTAGCGGCGTTGCTGAACCCAAATATCCATATACTATTGGAAGATACTTTAAAGACACTCCAATTGTAGAGAATTTCGCTGCAGACTTTAATCAAGATAAAAATCTTGCTGAACTTAAAATTACTAGAAATATTGGTCCATACTATACCAATGTTGAGAATTCAATTTATGATTTGATTGATAAGGTAGATTCTTCGTTTAAACAGGAATTCAAAGTCACTCAAATTCAAACTTCTGGTATTACTTCTACTACTATCTTCTCACCAGGTGAAGATTATAGAGTTGGAGATAGATTGAATCTTGACAATGCTGGAACAAATGGAACAGGAACCAATATTGTTGTATCACATGTTCTTGGTAAAAATGTTTCAGAAATTTCCGTAGGTGTTTCGACTTTCACTAATGTAGTTCTTCGACCCGTCAATAACATTATTCATGGAAGAACGAGTGATCCTCATGAATTAGTTAATGGAGAAACCATTATTGCTAGTGGAGTGTCTACAGCAGTTCTTTCGGACATTGAAGGTGCTTATAGAGTATCAGTTGTAAACAGAAAAGTTGCTCTTACTCAGTTCTTAGATCAATTGAGTGCAACTGGTATTTCTACTTTCGTTCCCGTTACCGATGTTGGTGGATTTGAAGTTAACGATATCATTGGTATTGGTACAGAACTTTTGAGAGTCACTTCTATTGATAGTGAATTCTCTAGGTTGGGAGTTAATAGACAAGTAGGACTTGCTGAAACTCATAAATCTGGTTCTTCAGTTGAACTGAAACCTACTAGATTCACTTATGATATTGAAAAGGGTTCTAATTTCCTTGGTTTTGATAATAGAACATTGTTCTTTGATCCAACATACGCAGTTGGTGTGGGAAGCACAGGTTCTATTCACTATTTGACATCTACTGGAATTGGAACAGTTACTACTGAAACTAAGTTCACCAGAGTTATTCCTGAGAGATCGATTTATATTAAGAATCATCCATTTACTACGGGACAGAAGATTAATTACCGTGTTGGTCTTGGCGGAACATCATTAACTTGGGTCAAAACTTCTGCGGGATCTACCAGTGGTATTGGTACTGAGAACCTTATAGATGGTGGAGATGTTTATGCTATTAACTTTGGTCCAGATTATCTTGGTATTTCTACAGTAGGATTCCCAACAGTAGGTGATGCTGTTTATTGGTATACGATTGCTGATCCAATTGGATTGGCACATTCGTTTACAACAACAAATCCACTTGTAACTGGTACAGTTCAAACTTTCCGAGGTCAAGTTTCTACTGGTTCTTCTCATGGTTTGAGTAGTGGTGATAAAATTTCTATTCAAGCGGTTCCGTTTGTAGAGGAAAGTGTAAAAATTCTATATGATCCTGTACTGAGAAAAATTACTACCAATAAAGTTTCTTGGTCCAGTACAACTTTCGATGCTTCTGATAGTAGTTTTGAATTTACTGATTTATCATTTAAGTCTGGTGATAAAGTTGTTTATTATAATAATGGCAACACAATTAATGAACTTAACAATAATGAAGTTTATTTCGTTCTCAGAGAAAGTTCTCAAAGAATTAAACTCTGTAAAGATCTTGCCGATGTGAAGAATGGTGTTGGAGTTGCAATTACTTCTGTTTCTGCGGGTGCATATGATCTGGCAAAAGTTAATCCACCAATTACTGTAAGTAAAGGTAACATTCTGAAAATTGATGTTTCTGATGCTGGTCTTGCTGATATGAGACTGGACATTTTTGAGGACCTTCAGTTTAGAAAGAAACTTGATGTTAACGGTACTTCTGGATCATTCAATTTGATTCGTGATGGTATTCCTGGTTTGGTTGGAGCAAATGTTCAAATTAGAACTCTTGCTGGATTCCCTAAAAAATCATTCTATACACTAACTCCTATTGTTCCTACAGATCAAAGAAAGAATCAACTCTCTGTTGATAATACGGTTAGAGGATTCAATTCGATTACAGTTGAATCTAGTCTTCTTGAAGATACACATGAAGTTCTCGTTTCTGACGATAAAAACTTCTCATTCAATCTTACAAAACAACCAACTAGTGCTGAACTGTTTACAACCACATCTGGATTGACGACTGTTTTCTATGAAACAGATTCTTTGGAAGCACTTGGTCCTATTGCTAGAACAAAGATTAATTTTGAAGGCAAAGGATATAATAAACTTCCAAGAGTTATTGGTTTTGATACTTTACAGGGCAGAGATGCAGTAATTAAGATTAATTCTGATAAGATTGGTAAGATTGAAACTACTGAGAGAATCAAGGATGGATTTGATTATCCAACGGATCCTACACTCTTGCCATTCTTAAGTGTACCTACTGTCTGTGATATCAGTGGTATTGCTAGAATTAGAGATGTTTTGGTTACAGATGGTGGTGTGAACTATCACCAAGCACCAAAATTAAAAGTCATTGGTAATGATAATATTGACCTTCAGGCAGTAGTTCAAGGTGGTTCTGTTGTCGGAGTTCAAGTTCTTACTAATGCATTTGAATTTGATGCTCCTTTAACTATTGTTCCTACCAGAAATACTAATGGATATGATATTGACCAAATAACTCATAGTGGTTCTGACGTAACAGTAGAACTTTTACTTGATCAGCAGTTCTATAGACCAATTACAACTGGTTATGGATCTACTAATATCGACTTCCCATTCAAAGTTGGCGATAAAGTTTATGTTGAAGGTTGTAGATTAAAACCAGCTTCTCGTGCTGCTGGGGAGTTAAACTTTAACTCGGAAAACTATGGTTATAGGCAATTTGATGTTACCGCAGTTGATGAAATAAACTTTAGAATTACTTACAGTCTTGCTGGTATTGCAACAGGAACACTTGGTAGTTATGACGATGATTTTACCTTAGGTTATATTCACAATGCTAAGGATCTCGCCAAGTTCCAAATGAGACTTGTTGATGATGCCAAATTCTTCTCTGGTGAGAAAGTTACTTCCGATAAGTTTGAAGCAGTTGTTGTTGAAAATGGTTGGGATGTGGAACTTAATCAATTGAGACTAACTGATAGTCAGGGTGAACTTAGAGTTGGTGATACCCTTTATGGTGAAAGATCTAAACTCGCTGGTAAAGTTGAGGATGTAAACAGATTTAATATTAGAACTTCACTTGGACTTTCTAGAGAAAAAGTTGGCGAAGTTGATCAATCTGTCGGTATTCTCAATGATTATCTGCAGAGAGTTTCTGATAACTTCTATTATCAGAAGTTCTCATACTCGATTAAGAGTAAGATTTCTTACTCCAGATGGAGAGAATCTGTAAGATCTATTGTTCACCCATCGGGATTCCGAGAATTCTCTGATTTGGAGATTGTGGGTGATCCTAAGAAGGATGCAATTGCAAATAACTATGTTTCTGTTGGACTCGCTAAGTCCACAAACATGAAAGTTAAAACTGTAGAACCAAAACTTGATCTTTTAATTAATATTGATAATGAGGCTTATTTGGGATCTAAGAGTAACTTTGCAATGGTTACTGAAGATGATCCATTAGAAGATGGTGCCGTTCAAAGAGTCTTCTTCCCAGAAGGTAGACCACTTAAGAGTTATATCTTAAACAAGACTAATAAAGTTCTTAAGATTGATGATATCAGTGACGGATTCGATGGAAGTCTGGATAGATCGGGCAATTTGATTGGTAAGACCAATTTCCCACTTAGAACTGGAGGTGTCCCTCTATTCAAGAAACAATTTGATTCTTCAAGTTCTGCAGTAGTTGATCTTACTAACAATTCAATTTCTATTCAAAACCACAACTTCCAGAGTGGTCAGAAAGTAATCATTGATAGGGGTGGTGGAACTGCAATTGGTGTTGCTACAACTTCTTACACTACTAGTGAAAGACATATCCTTATGGGAGTGTCTGGTGCTGGTGGAAGTTCCATGTTTGAAAATGGAATTAACTTTGAAGTTGGTGGGCCAGTAACAGGTGTTTCTACAGTTGCTAATCCAATTGTAGGTGCTAAAATGTTTGGATTTGGAACTGGTTTCCCAGGCATTTCCACCAGGGGTACTGGTGCATCATTTACAGTTATGATTACATATGACACTGGAACAGGTCAACCAATTTCTACTAATGTAGTATTGAGAGAAGGTGGTTCTGGGTATTATGTTGGCGATAATGTAAGTATTGCAGGTACTCATCTTGGTGGTGCAAGTCCAGCAAATGATTTGACATTCCCCGTTACTAAGATTTCTGGTACAAGAGTTGGCATCCAAACAGTTTATACCAACTTAGAAGGAACTAATGATGGTGCTGGATCTGGTGCAATCTTTGAAGTAGAAAGAGATGTTAATTTGGATGTTAGTGCAGTTAGAGTTCTGAGTGGAGGTTCTGGATATGCGGCAACCAACACAATTTCTATTGCAGGAACTTACATTGGTGGTTCTACACCTACAGATAACTTATTCCTTTCACCAACTGAGTTGGGTTCGAATGTAATGCCAGATGAGGTATTCATTCAAAAACTTGATGATGTTAAATTTAGATTCTCTGGATTATCAACTTCTGTCATCTTTGACATGAAGTCTCTTGGAACTGGAATACATACATTGAGATATGAAAATCCAAATGAAAATGCTCTGATCCTTGTTGATGGTATTGTACAGAGTCCTCTTCGTAACAAGAAACTATCTGTCACTACTGGTCAAGGAATCAATGCAAGTTCTCAGCAGGTATCGATTACTTCTGGTATTGGATCGGTTTCCATTGGAGATATTATTCGTTTAGATGATGAATATATCAGAATTAACTTTATTGGAGACGGTACATTTGTATCTTCCAGAAGTGCTGAGGTAAATAGTGTTGTAGATCAAAATTTCTACTACGATGTAAACAGGATGAACTCTTCAGTGATTCGAGTTTCTAACTCGTTCGTCACTGCAGATGACAACCCTCCATATTAACTATAAATAACAGAAAAGTTCCTTTGAATAATGGCTAAACAGGGTATTAATACAGGGTCAGCCCCGAATGATGGCACAGGAGATACTTTACTTAATGCGACTTTAAAAATTAATTCGAACTTTGATGACATTTATGATAAGTTCGGTGATGGTACGAATTTAGTAAGTTTCGTTTCCTTTGCATCTACTGCTGGATATTCTACCAATTGTGGTATTGCATCCACTTCGGCTCTTGCTGGAACTGCAAAGTCAGTTACGGGAGACATTAGTATTAATACTACTGGTGTTATTACTTCTCAGTTTGCTAACTTTACTGAGGGTATGAAAATTCAGGAGTCTGGAACTCCTGTAGATACCACAATTGCAGTTGGATTTGCAAAGACGATTTTCAGAATCCAGAATGGTTTTGTTGGCATTGGTACATCTCTTCCAACATCTCAACTTCAAGTAACCTCATATTCTCTAGAAAGGCCTGCTATCCATGCAGTCCCTAAGGCTAGTGGACATGGTTTACAGGTTTCGGATGAAGTTGGAACAGATGAGAGTGCATTTGTTGTTACTTCAGATGGTAAGGTAGGTGTCGCTTCAACTGCACCTACTTCCAGATTGGTTGTAAATGGTGATACGGAAATCATTGGTGTAACTACTCACACGGGTATGAGTCACCTGAATGGTTCTATCACTGAAAAGGTGGTTAATAATTTCAATACAACATTGACTGCGATTGGGGGAACTTTAACAGTTGATGTTGGTCAAGGAACAGTATTGCTGGGTGGATTAACTACATCCGTAAGTACATGGTCGTTTATTAACGTACCAACTTTGAATAGTAAAGCAACAACAGTAACGTTTATTAATAATGCTGGACAACAGTCCACTTATGGTGATGCCTGTAAGGTGAACGGTAATGCTGTTGCTGGTGGCATTAGATGGGTCGGTGGCAATCCACCTCCTTCTACAAACCAAGAAGATATTTTATCATTTAGTATCGTTAGAGACGGAACAGGATTAACTAGGGTCTATTGCAGTAGTTCTCTGAATATTTCATAAGGAGGAATAAATGTCAACGAGAATTACTCCTGGCGGCGGTGCGATACTAAAACCGTTTTTTAATTCCTCCTATGGTATTGAGAAGATTGAAGTAGTTGAGGGAGGATCGGGATATGCTAGTACAGATCCCCCAAAAGTTACTGTAGAAGGAACAGAAACACCCACAGTAGAAGGTGTCTTTTATCCACTCATTGATAATACTGGTATTGGTAGTATTACTGAGATTGTTGTCTTCAGGGCTGGTGCTGGATATTACCCAGTATTCTCTACAACCACTTCTGGTCAGGCATTTATTGATAGAGGTGTATTTGGAACTGTTGCAGCTGCTCATACTGCAGGAGTTTCTTCTATTTTTACTGGAGATTTCAACATTGTTGATGATGAGATCTTTTTCACTGCACCTCCTTATGGAAAACAAGGTCCTGTAGGATTAAAAACTGGATCTACATTTGCTGGAAGAATGTTCTCCAGAAAATTGAATCCATATGAACCTAGTGACTATAATTTAATTCTTGATGATATTTCTCTCGACTTTACTGGTGTTGCAGGAACTCAATTTGCACTCAGTGAAAACTTAGGAATTGTTACTGCACTCTACAATAATGTCAATGATGGTACTGACATTAGTAATAATCCATTTATTCTTATTAATAATGTAATTCAAACTCCAGGATTGGATTTTGAGATTGTTGACCCAATAACTAATGATATTAATTTCCTCAGTGGTGTTCCAAGAGCAGGTAGACTCCAAAGAGTAGGTTTGCAAACTGGTTCTGGATTCTACTACCCTCTAAAAGGCGCTGCCAAGGTCGGTATTAACTCTAGTGGTGAAGTAGATACAATTCAACTTACGGGACCAGGGCAGGGGTATAGAGAACCGCCACAGGTCATTATACGAAGTGCAGAGGGTGGTGGTGCATTAGCAACTGCACATCTTGGTGTCAATACGACTGCTTCCTTTAATATTTCAACTGCAACTTATAATCACTCATTGGGCATCATGACGTTCACAACGTCTGCTCCTCATGGATTTGAAGAAGGTGATAGAGTTAGAGTCAGTGGTTGTGGTGTAACTGTTGTACAAAGTTTACCACCAAGAACTATTTCTACTTTTTCATACACGTTTACAACGGGTATTGCTACAATTACTTGTGATGAAGGTCACTGGATTGGAACAGATACTAATTCCCATAGACATGTAGTATTAGAATCTATTACTGTTATTGATGGCCAAGGATTCCCAACTGTGTTCAGAGAAGATGGTTACCCAATCGTTTCCATTGCAAATACACAAACTTTTGAAGTCAATGCGGGACTTGGCACCACTACTTACACATACTCTACGGGTGGAACAGTAAGATCTGGTATTGATACTAATATTCTTGAAGGAAGAAACCTTGTAGGTTTTGATATTTTAGATGTTACCACTGACACGTTTACTGGATTTGTTGGTGTTAATAGTTTGGCACATAACTACGTTACTGGTGGTACAGTAAGTCTTGCACAAGCTGGTATTATTACTGGATTTACTATTACCGATCCAGGTGCAAATTACTTTACTCCTAAGAAGATTGCATACGTTGATTATGAATCCTCCACTGGTGTAACGACAATTAATGCACATGGTGATCCAACTGGCATTGTTACTACAATTGCAAATGTTTATTACACACCATCTACAGGTATTGCGACGATTCAGGGTCAGAATCTTCATGGGATGAATACTGGAGATGTCGTAAAACTAACAGGAATTGGATTCAGTACACCCTATGGCGATAAGACATATCCATTAGATGAAAGAGCTTACTATGAAATTACTGTAAACAATAATATTGATTTTAGTGTAAAACTTGGTATTTCTACTCTTGGAATACACACCCATAAAATGCTTTCTGGTACATTCCAAGGATTTGCTGGACATGGTGTAGATACTGATGAATTTGTCGTTGCATCTGGTGTTGCAATGACCACCAAACAACTTAAACCACTTAAGTTTTCTAATATTACATATGATAATGTTACTGGTGTTGCTACTGTAACAACAAGAAGGAATCATAATCTTTCCGAAAGGGATTTTGTTGTTCTTAGTGGAATTGCATTTACTTGTGATTATTCTCCTTCATTGGGCATCTCAACTGCTGAGTATGATAATGTAAGTGGTATCATGACAATTACCACTGCAGCTCCTCATGGATATTCCGTAGGTGGTAAGGCTGGAACAGTTGTATTGACTGGACTTGGATTTACTTGTGACATTGATAATGGTGCATCTATTCATTATTATCCAAGACACAGAGACGACGCATATAATGCTGCTATTGCTATTGGAAATACAACGGATACTACAATCCGATTGGATGTCGGTATTTCTCCGTATAACGAATCATATGCACACACTTTTGCATCTGCAACCACTGGTGCGGTAGTTTCTGGTGGTGATTATCCACATAGTTTCGTTAGTGCTGCTTCAACTGCAATCATTAAAGGCGGCGAATACTCACATACTTTTGTAAGTGCAGGAGCAACTGCAGTCATCTTAGGTGGTGAATATCCTCATACTTTTGTAAGTGCTGGTGCCACTGCAATCATCACTGGTGCTGATTATCTACACACCTTTGTAAGTGCTGGTTCTACTGCAATCATCACTGGTGGTGGATATGATCATACATTTGTGCCTGGTGCAGAAAACTCTGCTGCTGTTTGTACTGGCAACTCTTGGTATAGTGGACCATTCATAACTCCTAACAGTGCAACTTATAATCCTAATACTGGAATTTTAGTTCTTGGATTTGCAAATCCACATGGACTTACCACTGCAAGTACCATTGGTATCAAGACCTCTTCACTGATCTTTACTTGTACTCTTGATAATAATGCTACTGAGCATGCCTATCCAAGATCAACTGACCCAATCGGCCAGGGACAACTTGATGTTCCTGTAGTTGGTGTTCCTTCTACAACTCAGATTGAAGTTCAAGTTGGTGTCTCCACGATTGTTTATCTACAACCAACTGGTGCAACATACGATGCACAGACTGGTATCTTAAATGTAACTTTCCCTAATCATGGATTAGAGGAAGGTCAACACATTAAGATTACTAGAAATTCGTTTACATTTACTTGTGGACTTGATGATCACAATAGCACTCATACCTATCCTAGAGCGGGTGATCCTGTTGATGGCACAAGTGTTGCAATTGCTGGTACAAGTCAGAACTCATTTGAGATTAATGTTGGTGCTAATCCAATATCCTATAAGACAGCAACTAATGCGGTTTATGATCCTGTTGTAGGTATCATGACGATTACCTCGCCAGGACATGGACTATTCACAGGATCACATATCAGAATTACGGATAACTCTTTTGTATTCACATGTAGTCAGGATGATAATGCAACACAACATACATATCCAAGATCAACAGATCCCATTTCTGGTGTAGGTGTTTCTATTGGCGCTACAACATTAGATACTTTCGAAATTGAAGTTGGTGTTACTACAACAACATACATTCAACCAACAAACGCAGTTTATAATCCAGTAACGGGTCAGTTAACAGTTGTTGCTCCTAATCATGGTTTGGATGTCACTAGATCCGTCAGGTTCACCGATAACTCATTCACATTCACTTGTGATATGGATAATCATGGATCTAATCATACTTATCCTAGATCAACAGATCCTATTTCCAATACCCGTATTGGTATTGCAGCAACTAGTGATAATGAATTTATTGTAAACGTTGGAGTTTCTACTCACACGTTCTCACAAGCAGTTGGTGCTGACTATAATGCAGCAACTGGAATAATGACAGTTACTACTGATAAACCACATGGATTAAGAGCTGGCACATCAATTAGACTTGCTACTGATGGATTTGTCTTTACCTGTGGTATGGACGATCATCAAACAGAACATACTTACCCAAGATCAACAGATCCCGCTGCTGTTGCAGGTCGTGTATCGATTTCCGCTACAACCGCAAATACATTTACGGTTAATGTTGGACCAACTACATCAGTTTCCCATAACGTTACTGGAGCAACATATTCTCCAACAACAGGTTTAATGGATCTGACTATTGGAACTGGTCATGGTTTGATCTATGGAAATCCTGTAAAACTTTTACCAGAGTCTCTTGTATTCACTTGTACAAAGGATGGTAATGCTACTGAACACAGATATCCTCAGGGTGGTGATCCATATTGGAACTCTGCTCAGATTTCTAAGATTAATAGTAATACTGAGGTTGAGATCAATGTTGGTCCTTCTACCACACCTTCAAACTTTGTTGGTGGTGGAACTATTCAAGGTGCAATTTTAGCACCTAGAGTACAAAACAATTCTGCAAGTGGAAGAGATGTTGCTGCAAATGGTGGATTTGTTAAGAAGGTAGGTAGTGCAACATCATTCTCTATTCAAGTTGGTCCATCTACTGTTGCACACAACTATAATAGAGGTGGTACAGTACAACGTGCATTTAGATATCCTGTTCCTTATGTACAAGCTGCAGGAATGGAGTCTGTGCAATTTGGTGATGGTCAACATGTACTTGAGAAGATTGATAATGCCAATATTCGAGTTCAGTCTGGTGTAACAACTGTTCCTTGGTATTATTCTAGAGGCGGAACAATTGAAAGACCAATTAACGTTGAAGTTGCTGAACCGCCAGGTTATTTCTCTCTTCCATTAGTTTATAATCCAAATGCAACTGGTCTTACTACTACAGGTATTGGACAAAGTGCCACTGTAAATGTAAGAGTCAATGTTGATGGAAATATTGGTGAGTTTGATGTTACTGAAGAAGGGGTTGGTTATAAGGTAGAGGACGGTCTTACAGTTGCTGGTATCGTTACTGATTCTACAGTTGGAGTTCACACTGATTTCCAACTTGAAGTTATTGAAATTGGAAATGATAAGTTCTTTGGATTCTATCCTGGTCAGTTCGTCTTGTTTGATGATATTGCACAATACTTCAATGGAAGTAGAACCAAATTCACCTTATCTGTTACTAAGGCGGGTGTAACTGAGATTCTCAGTCTTAAGACCGCTCAGGGTAGTGATATGGATGTTACTAACAATATCTTTATCTACGTTAATGATATTCTTCAAACGCCAGGTGAGGCATATAGTTGGAAGGGTAGTAGAGTAATCTTTACTGAGGCACCTAAACCAGGATCTAAATGTTCTGTCTTCTACTTTAGAGGTTCCTCTATTGACGTTGAGGAAATTGAACCGATTCCTACAATTCAATCTGGTGATGTCATTCAGATTAAAGAGAATAAATTAGATGTTCTTGATAGGGACCAGTTCCCAAGAACTACAAAGAGAATTGTTGCTTCTGACGTTCTTGAAACCTTTACATATGATAGTCTTGGTATTTCGACAGATCAAAATGCGGAAAGACCTCTCTCTTGGGAAAAACAGAAGGCAGATAAGATCATTTCGGGTGTTTACTACTCTAAAGATAGACTGAATTATAAGAGTAAGGTTACCCCAACAACTAGAATTATTAAGAACGTTGGAGAAACCGATGATCAGATTTGGGTACAGAATGCTTTCCCTGTATTCTCCGAAGTTGATCTTCTGGCAGAATCTGATCGTCATATTCAAATCTTTGAAGAGAGATCAATTGAACCTGCAATTATCGAAAGCACAGTATCTACATCTTCCAGTATCTCTGCATTGAGTATTGCTTCTTCTGGATCTGGTTACTTAAATGTCACCAATCCACCGATTTCTATCTCTGGATCTAAAGTCACGAGAAAGGATCCAATGAAGGATTGGAAGTTTGATGTTATCACTGGCGATATTGCTTCTGCGGATCTCAGAGAAATTACGCAGAGTGAACCAATTATTGCAGTTGGAACCAGTAGTAGATATATCAATACTCTCAGTGGATTCTTCTGGGAAAGAGGAGTTGTTGGTTTTGGTGGAACAACTACATTAAATGCTGTAGCTACTGCAATTGATTCAACATATAGTCCAAATTATCAAGTTGCTATAGTTGGTGAATATGCATCTGCTGCAAGAGCAGTTTCTTATGGTGATACAATTGGTCCATTTACTGAGTTTAATCTTTTAGAACAAAGACAAATCCCTTCTATTGGTTTGAGTGTAGATTATCCAACTACATTTGCTAGAGAATTTAATGATGTTATTTGGGATGATACCGCAGGTTCTTGGGTTGCCATCGGTTTTGGTGGATCTGTATTTACGGGTGTTGGTATTGGAACTACCACTCTTTACAGTCAATTCTCTGGAACTTTAGAAACACTCCATGGAATTGTTTATGCTCAGAATGAGTATGTGGCAGTTGGTAATGGTGGTGCGATTATTTCTTCCAATCAAGGTAGAATTTGGAACCTGAAAACAAGTAATACCAATAGAAATCTCAGAGATGTTTTATATGATGGTGATAGATTTATTGCAGTTGGTGATAATGGTACTATTGTTACTTCTACTGATAAAAACTTCTGGTTCCCATTCAGTGACAATCTCCCCGCAGGAACAACTGCAGCTGCAACGTTTGACTTTGAAAAACTTAGATTTAGAGATGGAATTTATGTCGGCATTACGACTGTAGGTGAAATTTATTATTCATTGGATTTGGCAAACTGGAACTACAGAGACAGTGGTCAAAGTCAACCAGTTGGAGATTTAGTATTCTCTAACTTTGGACTGGATGGCAGATTAATTGTGGTTGGTGGTTCTGGAACTGCATATTATGCAGAACCTATTATTAACAGAGCAACTGCCACATGTGCAGTTACTAATGGAGGAATTACAACCGCAGTTATTACTAATGGTGGATTTGGATACGATCGAGGCACTAATCCTCCAGTTATTGTTGGAACCGATATTCCTAAGAAAGAAACAGTGTTCTCATACAAAACTGAAGGTGACTTCGGTAGTATTGTTGGTATGAATACCTTTGTCACTGGTATTGGATTCAGCGTTCCTCCAAAACTTGAGTTCTATCTTAAGTCTGAGTTTAATGATAATACTAACCTTGGTTATGGATTCTCCTCATTGAATACATTTGGAATTAATAATTCTCAACTGCAGATTGGTGACTATTTCATCATTTATGATAGTCCCGTAACAGTTGGTCACGCTCTAACGGGAATCAGCACACATGTCGGTGGTTATAACAATTATCCAACAAATAAAGTTGGTATTATTTCCGCTGGTGAAAAATTGAATGGATTGTTCCAGGTAGATAAAGTTACTTCTCCTGATGTTGTAAGTGGTATTGTAACAGTAACGTGTTCCTTCCTTCCTGGTCCAAATAGTAACAGTCAAATTCAAGTTGGTATTGGAACTACTGCTATTAGTGATTACTATGGTAAATACTCATGGGGTAGAATTTATGATTTCCAGAATAGAATTGCTGGACAACCTAAGAACTTCATCGTCAATCCTGACGCTGGATTAGTGGGTCTTTCGACTGCAGCGCAAATCTTCAGGACAAGACCTCTCACTTAACCCTATAAATAAAGAAAAAAATCAGCTCGGTTAAAATGCCTGCCATCATTTCGGATCAATTTAGAATTCTCAACGCAGAGACTTTTGTGAAAAGTTTTGTTGGCGTTGGCTCTACAGTAAATAAGTATTATTCTTTTATTGGGCTGCCCAACTCGACAAATCCCGAGGGTGGTGGTACTAGTGATTGGAATACTAATACACCTTCTCCTCTAGATGGATTCAGAGAAGAGAATGAGATCAAAGAGTCAATTATTGCACTCAAAAAAGTTACGGATAAAGATGTTCGTAGACTTGTTAGAAAGGTTAATTGGGTCGCTGGTTCGACCTATGAAATGTATAGACATGACTATAACATTTACAATCTGACACCTACAACTTCTCAGGCAAACTTATATGAAGCAAATTTTTATGTAATTAATGAGGATCTTCGAGTATATGTTTGTTTGCAAAACGGATCAGACCCAGAGAATCCTAAAGGTCGTCCTTCCTATGACCAACCACAATTTATTGACTTAGAACCAAGAGCTGCTGGTACTTCTGGTGATGGTTATGTTTGGAAGTATCTCTATACTATTAAACCATCTGAGATTGTAAAGTTTGATTCTATCGAATACATTCCAGTTCCAGAAGACTGGGGTGTTCAAGGTGAGACAGTTTCCACTAAAAATAATGCTATTGACGGCAAAATTGAGATTGTAGTTATTGGTGACAGGGGAACGAGTTATCAACCCATCTCCACTTCTTTTGCTAATGTTCCCATCCTTGGTGATGGTACGGGTGGTAAAGCAACTATTACCATTGACTCCTTCGGTAAGGTATCTGAAGTCTTTGTTACTGATGGTGGTCAGGGATATACCCACGGAAACATTCAGTTCTTCCCTGGCGCTCCTGGCAGTGAGTCTGGTGGTCCTATTGAAAACCTGACTAATACGGGTATTGGTACTACTGCTAGAGCTCAATTTGACGTAATCATCCCACCTAAGGGTGGACATGGATATGATGTTTACAGAGAATTGGGTGCATATCGAGTTCTTTTATATTCTAGATTTGAAACTCAGGAAACTAATCCAGACGTTATCGAGGGAAATGACTTTGCTAGAATCGGAGTTCTTAAAAATCCGATGGTATTCGGAAGTAATAAAGAACTCCTAGATACATCGGTTGTTAGTGGACTACAGGCATTAAAGTTAGCTGGTGTTTCCACTGAAACAAAATATGCAGTGGACTCCACCATCACTCAGACTGTTGGTGTTGGTTCTACTGCAATTGGTATGGTGGCAGCATGGGATCCTGTTACTGCGGTTCTTAAATACTATCAACCAGTTGGTCTTGCTAAGAGTGATTCTGGATTTAAGATTATTCCATTTACTGCAACACCTGATGCGGGATACGGTGTTACTATTAACGGTTCTTCTGTTACGGGACCTGTTTTAGAATTGAATACCGATTTTAACGGTATTACTACGTCAATAAATAATACGACATACCAGTTAGGCATTAACTTCGTCTCTGGTATTGCTTCTGCAGAATATAATAAAAAGTCTGGTGAGTTAATCTATATTGATAACAGGACTGCGATTCCCCGATCATCTAGTCAGAAGGAAGACATTAAAATCGTACTGGAGTTCTAAAGAACAATGCCACAAAATACTAACCTCAATGCGTCTCCATACTTCGACGATTTTAGTGAGTCTAAGAATTATCAAAAGGTATTATTCAAACCAGGACTCCCTATTCAGGCGAGAGAATTAACAACTCTACAATCGATTCTTCAGAATCAAGTTGAGAAGTTTGGTAAACACTTTTTCAAAGAAGGATCAGTAGTAATCCCAGGTCAGATCGCATATGATTCTGACTTTTCTGCTGTAATGATTGATGAGACTCACTTGGGTCTTCCCGTCAGTTTATATCTTACCGAGATTGTTGGTAAAACAATCAAGGGTGAGGATAGTGGAGTTACTGCAAAGGTAGAAACCTTCATTACCAACTCAACGTCTGATCTAGGCAACTATACTCTGTATGTTAAGTATCAGAGTTCTAGTGAAACTGATTTTGCAAGACAGACTTTTGCTGATGGTGAAAACTTAATCGTACTTGATGAAGTTACGTTTGGTCTTTCAAATATCAGAGCAGGTTCTACTTTCGCTACAGCTGCAATCTCAAACTCCACTAGAACTGGTTCTGCAGCCAGAGTTGCTGATGGTGTATATTTTATTCGTGGTTTCTTTGTAAACGTAGCATCACAAACTGTTATTCTTGATCAGTATACCAACAAACCTAGTTATAGAGTTGGTTTACTAATTACTGAAGAATTAGTAACTGCATCTCAGAGTAATTCAGATCTCTTCGATAATGCAAGGGGATTCTCTAACTTTGCTGCACCTGGTGCAGATAGATTTAAAATTTCAACTACTCTGATTAAAAAGTCTCTTGATGACTTTGATGATGAGAACTTTGTGGAACTTTTGAGAGTAGAAGATGGAATTCTCTCTAAATTTGTAAAAGACTCAAACTATAATCTCATCAGAGATGAGTTGGCAAGGAGAACATATGACGAGTCTGGAGATTATTATGTAAAACCATTTACCCTTTCTACCAGAGAGTCTCTCAATGATAGACAAGGTAATAACGGTACTTATTTTGAGAATCAAAAAACTAAAGGTGGAGCTATTCCATCTGATGATCTTCTCACTCTTTCCGTAAGTCCAGGAAAGGCTTATGTTAGAGGTTATGAAGTAGAAACTATTAATACTACTAATATTGATCTTCCAAAAAGTAGATCAACTGAAAAACAGAACAACGAGTCCCTATCTTTCACTCTTGGTAGGCAAATTGAACTGAATAATGTTTACGGACAGACTCCAGTTGGTTTTGGAACCACTTCTATGGTTCATCTTTATGACAAAAGAACAGCAACACCTGGAACTGCATCAGGTAATAAAATTGGTGTTGCTAGAGTATATGATTTAAAACTAAAGAATGCTCAGTATGAGGATGCAACTACAAAATTTGAAGCATCTCTCTATGATGTTCAAACATTCACATACTTAAATCTGAATACTACAACAATCCTTGCCAGACCTGCTTTTATCGAAGGACAAAGTAGTAATTCTTCTGGTTACTTATATCAAGCAATGAGTGATACAAATCAAATGATTTTGTATCAAGTCTCTGGTCAGTTCCAAGTAGGTGAAGAAATTAAAGTTAATGGGGAAGTAATTAATAGAACTGTTGATAAAGTAAATGACTATAGATTTGATGATGTTCATCAGATCGTAGGTAATTCAGGAGTTCCTTTTACTGCAGATCCTATTCTCGATATTGGTAAACTTCTCGCACCTGCTGGTACACAATATACAATTAGTGCTGCTTCTGGTGGTGTTAGTACGGTAACATCTGCAAATGCATCGTTTGCAGTTGGTATCAAGACTGGAGATATTGTTCAATATACGAAGGCGGGAAATGGTGTTCCAACGTATAACAGAGTTTCTACAGTTAATACCGCAAGTAAAAATGTTGTAATTGAAGCAACAACAAATGTAACTGATATTTGTGATGGAACGTTGCCATCCAGTCAAATTACGACTAATGACTTCTTTAATGTTTCTCTTGAAGTTAAGAATGATGGTGATGCATACCTGTTCTCAGATCTTACAAGAGAAAATGTAGCTAATGTTGACTTAAGTAGTTCATCATTGGTATTCCGAAAGTCTTATGCTGTAACAGTATCTGGCGGTGCGTTTAGTGAAGTTCTAGAGACAGATCCTAATGTTACTTTGGAACCATTTGATGAAGAAGATTACAGTCTTGCTTTTGATAATGGAACTATTGAACCATTAACTGATCAAAAATTAGTTGTCTCTGGTAGAACAGTTTCTCTTAGTAATATCAGTACCAATGGTGCTGCAAAACTTACTGTTACTTGGAAGAAAATAAATCTTAGACCCAAGAAAAAAGTATTCCAGAGATCTAGTATCACCATAATCTCTGGATCCTCAAAGGATGGATCTGGTAGTGGTGTTGAAAAACTTGATGATGGACTTACTTACAATGCAAATTATGGTACTAGAGTCCAAGACAGAAGAATTTCTCTTGGAATTCCTGATGTTGCAAATGTCATTGGTGTATTTGAATCTTCAACGAATCAAGATCCAGCTCTTCCAAAATTAACTCTGGTTAATCTCAATTCAAATGTTCTTAATGCCATTCGTGGCGAGACAATCATTGGTCAAGATTCTGGTGCTGCTGCAGCATTTGTTAGTTCCAATGGATCTAATGAAATTGAGTATGTTCCTCTGAACGAAAACCCATTCTCAACAAATGAGTTAATCAAGTTTAAAGAGTCCAATATTTCCGCAAATATTGCAGGTGTTGTACCAGGCGATAGGGATATTAAAGATAACTTTGAACTTGATCCAGCTCAGTTAAGAGAGTATGTTGGTTATTCTGCTCTAGTAAGAAAAGCATCTGCTTCTGCTCCTACGAAGAGACTTAAGGTCGTTTATAATAATTATTATATTGATGGATCTGATCCAGGCGATTTTGTTGTAGTCAATTCTTATGATGCCGACAGATATACTTATGACTTACCATTCGTTTCTGGTTTGGCTGCATCTGATATTATTGACTTTAGACCTAGAGTAACTCCATATAGTCCAAATAACTTGTCACCATTTGAGTTTGAGGCAAGAACTTTTGATCCTCTTACATCATCTTCGACCCATATCATTGCTAAAGATAAGTCCACAAATCTTTCATATGATTACTACGTCGGTAGAATTGACAAACTTTACTTAACTAAGGAAGGTGTCTTTAGTTTACAGAAAGGTGTTCCTGCACTTACACCAAAGATTCCTAATACTTTGGATAATGCTCTGGAGATTGCAACCATTGTTCTTCCCCCATACATTTACTACGCTGATGAAGTAAGAACTCGTTTACAATCCCATAAACGATATCGAATGAAAGATATCGCTGGAATTGAAAAGAGACTGAAGAATGTTGAGTATTATACCGCACTTTCTCTTCTTGAAAGTGATACTGCAAATATGGAACTGAGAGATCCTCAGACCAATTTGAATAGATTTAAGTCTGGATTCTTTGTAGACAACTTTAAGTCTGTTCTTGGTGGAGATATTCAGAACGTTCAGTTTAAGGCAAGTATCGACACTGTAGAGGGTAGATTGAGACCTTCTCACTATACAACTTCTCTTGACCTATTACTTGGTTCTGAGGTTGTTGTTGGTGCTGCAACTTCCTCTAATCCATCCGCAGACTATAGATTCGTAACTGATCTTGGAGACAACAATGTCATTAGAAAGGGTGATGTTGTATGTTTGAATTACCAACATATTAATTACATTGAAAACAAGTTTGCAACAAGAATTGAGAACGTTAATCCATTCCACGTTGTAAACTGGATTGGACAAATTGAACTCAATCCAGCAACTGATACTTGGATTGAAACCAGAAGAAGTGCAAGAACTTATGATATTGAAGGTAGTTACAGTGCATCGATGGCGATCACTGGAGCAGATAGTAACACAGGCATGTCTCCTATTGATTGGGGTGCTTGGGAAACTACTTGGACTGGACAGAGTACAACTCAGGGTCCTGCTATTGAATCCATTACTAGACAAACTGGATCCAGAAGTACCTCTGTAAGAGGTCAATTCACCCGTGGCCCTGGTATTCCTCGTGGTCGTGGTATTCCTATTACCACAACAACTACAATTGATAGTAGAACTACTACGTTTAGAAATCAAACAACTACTACAACTAGAAATCAAAGTAGAGAAGGTATTCAATTTAGAGTTGGTGAAAGATTCGATTCTACAAGTTTGGGTGACAAAGTAGTTTCTACAGATGTCATTGCTACAATGAGATCTAGAAATATTGAATTTATTACTAGAAGATTGAAGCCTAATACCAGACTTTATTCATTCTTCGATAACGTTGATATGAATAAGTACACTGTACCTAAATTGATTGAAATTGAAATGGTCAGTGGTACTTTTGGTACTGGTGAAGTTGTATCTGGATCTCTAGGATCTGCAAGTATTAGATTTAGACTTGCACAACAAAATCACAAGTATGGTCCATATAATGTTCCAACCGAAACTTATAAGATTAACCCATATTCTCCTGCTGACGGATTATCTGCAACATATTCTTCTACTGCAACCGCTCTAAATGTTGATACTGCATCTTTAGAACTCCAGTCGGCATCAGGATATTTTGGATATCTTGCTAAAGGAATGAAACTGGTTGGTCAGTCTAGTGGTGCTATTGCGACTGTTAAAGATGTACGATTGATCACTGATCAGGCTGGCGTATTGATTGGATCTTTGTTTGTTCCAGATCCAATTACACCTGCTACTCCAACGTTTGATACTGGTACAAAAACCTTTACCCTTACTTCGAGTTCTACTAATGAAACTATTTCTGGTTTCACTGACAGTTCCGCAGAAGCGAACTTCACCTCTCAGGGTACTCTGCAAAATGTAGAGGAATCTACTTTGAGAATGAGAAATGCTGATGTCCAGAGAATTCCTCGTTCTGATTCCAGAACAACTACTGAAACCGATACCAGATTAGTTGCTGATACAACATTCAGTCAGAGAACCACACAACAGACAAGATGGGTTGACCCTCTTGCAGAATCTTTCGAGGTTCCAGATGTTAACGGTGTTTTCCTTACTAAGTGTGATGTGTTCTTCAGAACTAAAGATACTAAGAGTCTCCCAGTTACGCTTCAAGTAAGAACACTGGAAACTGGTTTGCCAACACAAACAATTCTTCCTTTCGGTGAGTGTATTCTTGATCCAGATCAAGTTGTTCTTTCTGAAGATGGCACAAAGGCAACAACCTTTGAGTTCCCATCTCCAGTTTATTGTGAGGGTGGTGGAGAGTTTGCTCTGGTTCTTCTGTCAGCATCTAATGAATATACAGTATTCATCTCCAGAATGGGTGAAGAAGATGTAACAACGGTGAATAAACCAGATTCTGAGAAGATTATTGTTTCTCAACAACCACTTCTCGGTTCTCTCTTTAAATCACAAAACGGTGCTACATGGGATCCATCTCAGTTTGAAGACCTTAAGTTCACTCTGTATAGAGCAGAATTTAATGCTGCACAGGCTAATGTAAGATTCTATAATCCAGATCTGGATATTGGTAATAGACAGATTGCAGCATTGAGGAGAAACCCAGTTGATATGGTTGCAAGAAATGTCGTAGTTGGTATGGCTAAGAGTCTCTCTTCCAATGAAACTACTGCTTTACAACCAGGAATTACTATCAAACAACAAAATAATAAAGACTTCAATGCCAAACTTTCTAAGGTACTGGGTTCTGTTGGTATTGGTAGTGATCTCGTATTGAGTTCTGTTGGCGCAGGATTTACTAATGGATCGATTGTTTATACTAATGTTCCTTTGATTGCCAAAACTGGTCAAGGATCTGGTGCAAAGGCAAAGATTCATGTTAATGGTGGAGTTGCAGTGGCCGCAACGGTTTCCATCGGTGGTACTGGATATGCAGCAGGTGATGTCTTAACTGTAAATTCCTCCGATACGGGTGGATTTGGTAAAGGTTTACTTTTGACCATTCCCAATAATGCAGGTATTATCACTGCATTTAATACACTGGTTCTTGATAATATTCAAGGTTCTCCTAAAGTTGATGCTTCTTCCAACCTTTTCTACGTTGGTGCTGGTGGATCTAGTATTTTGAACGGTGCTACGGTACAGTTTGCAAGTACCCTCAATGATGGTTTACACTTCCGAGTAAAACATGCTAACCATGGTATGTACTCTGGATTGGATAGAGTCGAACTCTTTGGTATTGAAAGTGATGTAAAACCAGAAAAGATTACCGCTGCATTTGATTCTGCCTCTACTGATGATATCGCCGTAACTTCAGTTGGTATCTTTACCGCATTTGAAAATTATCCAGTTGACGCTAATAACCCTGGTTATGTAAAACTTGGCCAAGAAATTATTAAGTATACTGGTGTTTCTACTACAAATTCATCAATCACTGGAATTTCAAGAGCAATTGATGATACCAAGTCTGGAGATTACAATCCAAATGATATTCTGTTTAAGTATGAATTGAATGGTGTATCTCTTCGAAGAATTAATTGCCAACACAGTTTCGAATCCACAGACATTGCAAATTATCCTTTAGATATTGACCATTACTGGGTTAGAGTTGGTGTTTCTAGTAGAGGTACTAATCGTGCTGCTGGTTCTGGTACACTTCCCGAGTTGTACTTTAATGAAACCAAATCTGCTGGATCTTATGATACTCAACATTCTATTGTTGGTTCACAAAATGTACCTAGAGCAACGCAAAATGTTCCTTTCAACTCTTTGAGAACAAATGTTTCTATTCTTCAACCAGAAGGAACAGGTGCATCTGCAAGAGTCAGAACATTTACAGGCAACAGTCCTGATGGTGATGCTCAATCATTTGTAGACCAAGGGTTTGAACCTATTTCTCTTAATAGTAATAATCCTTTCACAACTCCAAGAATTATTGCATCTAAAGTCAATGAACTCTCTAGACTTGAAGACTTCCCTGGCAGAAAGTCATTCACAATGGAGTTCACACTCTCGACTGCAGACAATAAAGTAAGTCCAATGATTGACTTGGATCGAGTGAATGTGATCACTACGATGGATAGAATTAATAGTAAGATTGATAATTATTCAACTGACTTGAGAGTTAATTCTCTTGATTCTGATCCATCCGCAGCGATCTATCTCTCCAAACCAATTAATCTTGAAAAGGCTGCTGATGGTCTTAAGGTTATGTTTGATGCTTACAGACACTCTACTAATGACATTAGAGTTCTTTATAGGATCTTTAGACCTGATACTCCTGCTGAGTATCAGTTGTTTGAACTCTTCCCTGGTTATGATAATCTTGATGGAAATGGCGTAACAGTTGACATTGCAAAAAATAGTGGTCTACCCGATAGAAGAATTACTGCTTCTAATGGATTGAATGACTATCGTGAGTATGAGTTCAATGCAAGGGATCTTCCTCCTTTCACTGGATTCCAGATCAAGATTGTTATGACAGGAACTAATTACGCTTATGTTCCTAAGATTCGTGACTTGAGAGCCATCGCTTCTATTTGATATGCACATTAAGGTAAAAGATCATGCGGGACTTGTCAGAGACTCAGAGTCAAATGCGATTCTGAATAACTCTGACAAGGCTTATGATGAATACATTAGAATGAAGAATAAAGCGTTGACTGATAAACAGGAAATCACCAATCTCAAAGAAGAAGTTGGTGAATTGAAAGATATGATGAAGTTGATATTAGAAAAATTGGATAAATAGTTCAAATCCGACCCTGATGGATAATGGCAGCAAGAGTTATTAATTTGGTGGTTGACCAGGGCGTAGATTTTGAAGCCACGTTCACAATTCAAAACCAGAACGCATCTGCATTAAATCTTACTGGATATACTGCAGAAGCCAAGATGCGTAAACATCCTGGGGCTACAAAATACTACCCATTTGTTATTTCGTTTCCAAACAGATTAGCAGGACAGTGCAAAGTTTCCTTTGCGTCCACGGCTACATCTGCAATTGAGGGTGGAAGATATGTATATGATCTTGTTTTGACTTCCCCAAATGCATATAAAACAAAACCCATTCAGGGTAATGTTCTTGTTGTTCCTGGAGTTTCCTGATGACAAATTATCTTGTATCAGTAAATACCCCAGGTGAATATAGGGTTGGAGTTGATTACGAAATTCCAACTAAAGCCATACAATATGGCAATATTGTAATTGATGACTTTAGTGGTCAATTCAATGGAATTGGAGTTACTTTTGCACTTACGGATAATGGCACTCCGTATACTGCAATTAATGATCAACAACTCATAGTGGTTAAGAATGGTGGTGTACTTAATCCTGCACAAGATTTTACTCTTGCAGGTAGTAACATCATTTTCAGCCAAGCACCATTGCAAACGGATGACGTTTTTGTTATTGCACTTGCAACAACTGCTGACCTTACCAGAACAATCAATTATGTAATTGATAGTGGTAGTTCAGACATGCTTGCGGGCAACAAAGGTAAAGTAACATTAGATGTCAGTGGAGTTATCGAATCCATTACAGTTCTGTCTGATCAGACTGGAAACGTAGCTTTTGAGATTTCTAAGTCTAACTATACAAATTATCCCACATTCACTAGTATCACAGGTGGATCGAGAGTAATTCTGTCTGGAGTAAACAAATACTTTGACGATGTACTAAATAATTGGGATAAGACAATTGTTGCTGGTGATATCCTTACATTTGAGGTGTTCGGAGTCTCAGGAATTAGAAGATTCCTAATCTCTCTAAAATTAAAATTATAAATAACATTAGTTCTTAAAAGTCTAACCCCTACGAGGAGTTGTTTCGATGGCATTACTAGTTCCCAATATTGGTGAAATTGAGTCTCTCCGTTATCTGATTGCTCAGAATAACTTCGTGCAAGACCTAGAGGATACTTCACCAAGAAACCTCGTACTCAAACTGTTTACGAGTAATACCACCCCAGCGGAAGGTGACGTACCGTCTACCACAGCATATTTCGAGCCATACATTGATGGTAACACCAATGGTTATGGAACGACAGCAAATACAGGTTATCCCAATTGCGTGGATAACAGAACAGATCAGAATTACACTCAGCAGTATGGTATTCTGCTGAATGGTTCTCGTTGGGTAATTAAGAACGTTGGTAGTGGTACAACCGCAACCTATCCAGAACAAACCTTCACCTTTACTGGTCCTGCTGGTAATATCTACGGATATTATGTGACCAGAGCAAACAACATGCCTGTTGCATTACAGGGTGTTGAACATGCTGCTGGTGTTGGTATCGGAACAACTGTCTCGAAGGGTACAAACGTCGATCCATGTATCGGAGTTGTTGGTAACTTCTACTTCAATGTAGATGCCAACATCACGATGAATGATCTCACCTTGGGTCAGTATGTTGCAGGTAACCCTGGTATTCAAACAGGAACTAGAATCATTGGACTTGACAGAGCTCTGAACGTTGTTTACTTAGATAAGGCACTTATCGACAACATTCAGCCTCAGACTGATCCATCGATCACATTTAGTTTCGGTAAGATTACCGCCACAAACCACGGTCTTAGAGCAGGTGACATTCTGTATGTCGCTGCTGGTGCAGGTAACACAACTCTTGAATCTAACGTTTACACGGTATTCGATGTACCTAACGCAGACGAGTTTGTAACTACACCTTCCCTGACTGCAACCGCAAATGGTGTTGCAGGTCTGAATACTGCGACCTTGTACTCCAGCATCATGTACGCTGAGAGATTTACAAACGGTCCATACAACATTCAGAACAACGGTGACCAAATTAAGATCACCCTGAACGTTGCACTTGACTGATTAATACATATAATTAGATCTTTGTTATGTAAGGGAGGTGCTTCGAGAGAAGTATCTCCCCTTTTTTATCAAATGAAGGTTTAGTATGTCTGCCCCAAAGGTTTTTACCTACGACTCGGCAAGAATAAACTACTTCTTCACCGATACCTACGGAGAGATTACGGGGTCGGCGGGGAACTTGGAGGACTTTGGCAATATTTCAGATGCGGCTATCGAAGAGGAAGACGCATTAGGTTTTAATCCCAATGATTATGGATTAATTGTTTATACTGGTGTAGTATATCCATTTGGTTCGATCGCGGACATTCAGAGCGGAGGAGAAGAAGCCGCAACGTTTGTACCTGCAGTCCCAGTGGATACATACGTCATACAGGGTGCAGGAAAGGTATCACGCACTCAGGCGCCTTGGCAGGGGTCTGGCACCCTCTTCGAGATTGGTGGCGGTCTGGAAAGACTGGTTATCCCAGACTTGGGTGCCGCAGGACCATCTCCAACCCTCTCTGGAGAGGCGGTTACAAGCAATACATTTACAGAAGTCGGATCTGGAACGCTCACTGTCTCGGAAGAGGCGGCAACGGCGGAATTCAACATATATCCGTTCGAATCAAGAATTACACTCACCGTTTCAGGGGGAACCTCACAGGAGTATCCTGACGAATACATTGAAGTTCGTCCCAATGAGGAAACCCTTAACGGTACACTGGATGAGAGTAGAACGTATGACTACTCCTTCTACACTGGCGGTTTCGAAGAATTTGACTTCGGTACAGTTGCTGTACGACAAGGTGCAGGCTTCTCTGATGCAGATGGCGTCACCTTTGACTCTACAGATACGAATGTAAATTCGTTTGCTGATGCCGATCAGGTAACAGTAGAAGCATTTGGTGAGATTTCTCAGACTCCAGCATCTTATGAAGATTGGGGTCAGATCGTTGCTGATGTTCGTTACGGTAAGTTGTCCACCAAGGCAACTTCTGTTAATGCACAGAACAAGGCATACGACAAATTTATCAGAGATTATGTTGGAGAAACTGCTCAACTGGTCAAACAGTCGGGACTCTCCGAGAGAAATACCTTTGCATGGGAAGGATCTGGTACGATCACTGCACAAGGTCAACTTGGTCTTGGTCAGGCACCACAACACACAGTATTTGGAGAAGAAGGTCAATTTACCTTCAATGGATCTGCAGAAGAATCCTTCACACCGAAGGGTATCGAAGGTACAGGTCTCATTGTCAAGGGAAGTGCGGCTACAGAATCTATCGCTCGCGAAAGAATCAGTCGTGCAGAACTGTTCTTCACAGGATTTGCAGAAGGACTCAAACTTACTCACTTCCCACCAACAACGGGTCCAACATATACCCTCAGTGGTGCTGCATCCGATGTCGCATTCGTATCCGATTACGATGGTGCAGAACTCTTCGTTGTTAGTGGTACGATCATTGAGGACTTCACTCCTCATTGGAGATCGCCTCTTCAAAGAGATGGAATTGTTACTCCTGTTGATTACGGTTCGATCACTCAGACTCCAATTCCAGAAGATATCGACTATGGATTTGTACGTCTGGTTGCCTTCAGGGCAGAGGATTACAAGTACATTATTCCTGGATTCAAGTCCGTCGAGATTCTTGGGGAATCCACGGAAGCATACTCCAGATCTTCTTATCTCGGTATTGGAACATACTTCCTCTCCGACTTTGCAGATGCTCCAAGAGCATACGACTACGAATCTTCTGGTATTACTGGTATTGCCACTTACAAGGCTGGCATCAATATCTTTGGTTACAACTGGTTCAGTCAGGCACCACAACATACAGTATTCGGTCTTGAAGGATCCTTCACTATTCAAGGATCTGGTGCAGAATCTATCACACCTGCAGGAGAAATTGGATCTGGTAGTCTCTTCACAATTGGTGGTATCAGTGAAACTACTGCTGTCAATCCTCCTGCTGCAGGTACGAAATTCATCAGTGGTTCTGCTAAGGTCAATCCTGTTCCTGCACCTAAGGGATCTGGTACGATCACCCTCAGTCAGGGTAGAGAAGAAGGTCAGACCTACCTCAGAATTATTGATGTTGGTACTACTTTTGGTCTCTTCGGAATTACTGGTTCCAGTATCGAGAAGAATACCGAACACTACAACAGATCTTCGATCAAGTACGGTCAAGAAAACGAAAACTTCGGACAGATCTTTGGTACAGATCCAAGTTTCGGATTCGATCTTCAATACAAAGGTATTCAAAGTTCCAGCGTTGAAGATTACTCTGAAGGAACACTTACCTTTGATAATAGTGATCAAATTGGTAGAACATATGATGAGGCAGTTGGTGGTGCTGGAGTCCTACCAACATTTGATAAAACCAATCAGTACAACGTTAACTTCAGTAGCACTGTTGTTAGTGAAGATTGGGGTGAGATTGAAGAGAACGCAAACACCGTTGGTGGTCCATCTTACGATCAGGAACTGTATCCATACAATACAGGATTCATCGATCAAAGAGGTATCGATGCTGGATACTTCGATTATGGTTGGATCAACGAAGATACTCAAGATCCACCGAAGATTCCATTCGAGCCACCTGCAAGAATCATCGATGCAGTGCCTCGTGCCAAGACGATGTGGATTCCATCGTTCCCAGGTTCGGGTACGGTTCTCTTCGATATCTCCAGTGCCACCGAATCTATCACAGTATTCGAACGTGCGGATGTTCCTCTTCTGCCACTTTCTGGATCTGGCGACGAGGCGGTTGTTTGGCAGTCTCCAGAAAGAACAGTTACTATTCTCACAAGTGGTGCTGGAACGGAGAGTCTTACCAAAGTCGATGTTGGTATCGGTACTCTTGCTACCATCACTGGAGAACTGGTCGAAAGAGTCAGATTCGAAGAAGTTGGATCTGGCACTATCAGTCTGGTTGGTATTGCCACCGAGAAACTCATCTCGAATCCTCCAGAAGGCACTTCTCTCTTTACACCATACGGATCTTACTCCAACTTCAGTGCAGCATACTCAGAGGTTGCAGACAAAGCAGTCCTCAGACTGTCTGGAGAACTGGTTCACCCAGATATCGATTACACTCCACACTACGGTATCGACAGAAATATCGGTATCGAGACTGGATTTACATTATCCAGTGGTGGTGGACTCAACGAAGATGGTACAGGCCCAGGTATCGTCACTACCAGATTCATTCCTGATTATCCTGCATCTGGTACTATCTTCATCGAAGGTAAGGCAATCGGTCGTACCAACGCTCCTATCCTTACCGATGGTACAATCTACATTCTTGGTATTGGTACTGAGGCCAATGGTGTTATCGATGATGACACTGGAATTGGTGACCTCAATGGTGTCGAGTTTGGTGCGAAGGAACGCTTCATTCCTGCAACTATCGAAGCGGGCCCTGGACTCTTCGACTTTACTGGAACTGCACCAAACAGACCAATCAGTGTCTTTGGATACTATGGAGACGACAGAGATCCAGGCACATCTGGTACGATCACGATCTCTACAGAGACCGATCAAACTCTCTACCGCGAAGTTACCAGAGCTGCAGTTCAGGCTGGTATTGGTACATTCTCTGGAACTCTCGATTTCAGAAAAACCAATGCTTACGATGGTTCTGGTTCTCTCTACACAATCGGTGGAGCTGCAGAAAGCACTCTGGTTCGTCCAGTTGGAGCAGGTACACTGTTCGTATCTGGTCCTTATGGTGCTGCAGAGGCATACTCCGCACAAACTCCAGAGAATGTTGTTACCCTCACACTTTCTGGAGATGCTCAGGAAACTCTCCTTATTACCAACGAATACTTTGGTACTGTTTACGCATCTGGAGAGGCACATACAACCAGAACAAGAGCTCATGTTGCATCTGGTTCTCTCTTCGCCTTCGCGAGTGGTGCAGAATCCATCACACCTGTTGTCTCCACTTTCACAGTTCTTGTCAGCATTGGTGGCGAATCTGCAAACAGACCAATTCAGGTCTTTGGATACTACGGAGACGACAGAGATCCAGGCACATCTGGAACAATTTCGATTGTTGGGGAACTTACCCATCCAAACATCGACTTTACTCCAGCAGTCGAAGGTACAGGTCTATTCAACTTCACTGGAGAATCTACTGCTGTTTACAGAATCACCGCAATTATCATTGGTGGTACTGCAACACTATCTGGTTCTGCAGACGTATCGTTTACCTCGGGCGCTGGCGAACAGACACAACTCTTCAGGATTGTTGGGGATGGAGAAACTGCTCTCAGCTCTGTATATGGTTACTATGGAGACGACAAGGATCCTGGTACATCTGGTCAGGCAACAATTTCTGGTATTGGCGATACCAGAAAAATCCAAGTATTCGGATATTACGGAGACGACAAGGATCCTGGAACTTCAGGAAAACTTCAGCTTTCTTCCACGACTCTTGTTCATCCATTTGTCGATTACACTCCATCTCCAGATGGTTCTGGTCTATTCAAGATCACTGGCGGTCTCGGAATTCGCCGTCTTTTCCCACCAGTACAGGCGACTGGATCCCTCTTCGGTATCGGATCGGGAGACGAGGCATATGCAAGATCTACCTACGTCGGTATCGGAAATATCACAATCGAGACGTTCACACCAACAATCATCGAACGTGTACAATTTGAAGAAGGTCGCACATTCGTTGTTATCATTTAATTCAATTATTTTTAAAAGTATAAATAAAACAGAAGCAAAGTCCGTTTCATGAGATTTGAATCATGACAAAGCAGGTACAACTAAGAAAAGGCACCACGGCTGAACACTTTAACTTCACTGGCGCCCTTGCAGAAGTAACTGTTGACACAGACAAAAACGTTGCTGTTGTTCACGACGGTGTAACTCCAGGTGGTTTTGAATTGGCGAAGTCCAGATGGACGTTCGTCAATGGTCCTTATTCTATGACGACTAACCAAAAGTATACGGTTGATTCAAAAGATGCTCCTGGTGGATATTCTTTAGCGATGCCAACCCCTCGTGCGGTTGGTGACTGGGTATGGGTAGAAGATTTCACTAACTTTTGGAGTATTAATCCAGTTTCGTTGACCTCGATTCACCAATTTGAGAATGGTCATCTAGTGAGAGAAACGTCTCCATTGATTTTGGATGTTTCTGGTGCATCAGTAAGTTTGATTTGGACTGGATCACTTTGGAAAATCTTCAACAATAGAGGAAGTTAAACATGGCATTAACCCTATCTAATTCAATTTCTGGTGAGTTTTTACCATCAGAATCCTCTGGTTTTTTCGTTTATGCTCTGAGAAGAGATGCAGAAAATATGCTGTATTTCTCAAAGGTTAGTGCTGCTTCTACAGAACTAGGTGAATTCTACCGTAATGACGGAACTGGTGTTCCTGAATTTGGTGACGGTATTGATTACGGAACGTATGATGTCGGAGTTGGTAAGACCTCAGTCATCCGTAACGATATCGCTACTGAGAAAAAAGCGTTAGATGATCCGAATGATAAATACCAACAGATCCGTTTCGATCGAAGAAACTTATATTATTACATAGATGATGACGGTTTTTTCGTTATTAGGTTCAACGGACCAGATTATGATTACAACTCTATCGGACCCAAATAATAATTACCAGGAGAGACAATGGCTGAGTTTAGACTTGGAAGAGTAAAATTCAACTGGACTGGCGAATGGCAGCCATCCAAATCCTACCTGATTGATGACCTCATCAAGTTTGGTGGTAACTCTTATGTTGCTATCGCCAACCACACTTCTACAGCGAGCACCGCAGACTTCTACGCTACGGATCTCTCAAAGTGGAGTGTTCACATCGAAGGTATTTCTTCGAAAGGCGATTGGGCAGCGGGCGTTTACTACAAAGTTAATGACGTTGTTAAATTCGGTAACGTCCAGTATAGAGTTACTACGGCACACACTTCCGCAGGAACGTTTATTGACCTGACAAAGGTTACAGAATACGTCGCAGGTTTTAAGGCAGAAGGAGAATGGTTACAAAGCTCCGAGTATCAATCTGGAGACGTTGTTAACTTTAACGGTTCTTCTTACGTTGCACTGACGACTTCTCTTGCAGGATTCTCTCCTCCAGAGAACGTTGCTATCGGTACAGATATTGCTGGTAAGAAGTGGCAGATCCTTGCAGATGGTATTGCAGGTGCTGCACAAACTTACTCTGAATCAACATATTATAGAGGTCAACTTGTACAGTACGGTGGAGATATCTTCCGTCACAAGTTGGGTATCACTACTAACGTTGCTCCACTTTCTGCAGGTAATACGCAGGGCGTTGGTATTGGTAACTCTGTTTGGGATCTCCTGGTTAAAGGTTTCAACTTTGTTGGTAACTTCTCTACAACTTATGCATACCACCCTGGTCATGTCGTAAGATATGGTTCCAACTCCTATGTTTCTGTTGGTAACTCCCATAGAGGCGTTATTCCTACTGCAGGTCTTGGTACTTATTGGGAAACTCTTGCTGCTGGAGACAGCTCTGCTGTTCTGGTAAGTAAGGGTGATATCCTTACCTATAACTCTGGTCCTTTCAGAATTGGTATTGGTTCTACTGGATATGCTCTTGCTGTTCAGGACAACGGAATGCCTGGATACGAGATTGTTGGTGCTCAAACCCGAGTCTACTATGTTGACTCTGAGTCTGGACATAACAGCAACAACGGTCTTGCACCTAACCTGGCGTTCGCAACAATTAAGAGGGCTTGTGAGGCTGCACGTCCACAAACTGCAATTACTGGATTCGACTACACTGCTGCAACTGGTGTTGCTACCGTTACTGCTCCTGGTCATGGTCTGAGAAACACTGGTACGTTTGTTCAGTTAGAAGGCGTTGAGTTTGAATGTCTCTCTGGTGGTAATGTCTTCAACGTACTGGGTATGCAGTACAACAAGACTGTTGGTCTTGCAACAATTACTGCTATTGGACTTGGTGTTGCTCCTGAAGTTGGAATCGGTGCTACCGTTAGAATTAGAAATCTTCAAGTTCAATACACTGGAGATGCAAGATTCGCTCACCAATTCCAGTCTGCAACATCTGGTGCAGTTAAGACAGGTGGTAACTACACTCACACCTTCATCGCTGCTGACGCTGGCGCAATTAACGTAACTAGCGGTTCGCTTGCTGGTACTGAACTGACTCCAACAAACGCACAATACACTCCTGGATCTGGTGATATCATCTTCACCGTAGGTAACCATGGACTGTCCATCAGTGATACAATCACTCTGGATCAAGATTCCATGACGTTCACCTGTTCGATGGACAACAACACAGCGAACAAGACGTATCCTCGTGCGACTGACCCTGCTAATGGTACAACTCTTACCATTTCGTCCATCTCTCAGAATACATTTACTGTTAACGTTGGTGCATCACCACTCGTTGAGTATGATGTAAGTGCTGCAACCTATGATCACCTTACTGGTGAACTGGTCATGGATATCGGTGCTCACCAACTCACACAAAACACAGCGATCAAACTCGGTAACGATAGTTTGACCTTCCGTTGTGCAATGGACGGTTATATCACCGACCACACATATCCTCGTAACAGTGATCCTTACTATGATACTGCGATCAACATCATTGCAACGACTACAACAACTATTACCGTTAACATCGGCGTTGCATCCAGCAACACAACTATCACAGGTAACTTCCCATCTGTCCACACTCCTGGTCAGTATCAGTTCCCTGTACAGGGTATCCCCGATGCTAACTCCATCATTCTGAACGTTGGTCAATCTGCAACTGATTACCTCTACGTCCAGTCTGGTACTGCATTCGTTGGTCTTACAACTACCGTTTATCCTGATAAGGCTTCTAAGTCCTACTTCGAAGTTCTTGAAGTTCCTGATGCTGATACTTTCAGAACTAACGTTGGTGTTTCGACAATCAACCACACTTATGTACAGGGTGGTCTGTTAACTGACCTGACACCTGCTATCCTGAGACTCTCTGCTTCTCAGTTCTATGAGCAACTCCCAATTGTTGTTCCACCATTCACTTCGATTGTTGGACACACACTGAGAGGTACTCAGGTTCTTCCTGCTGCTGGTTTCTCTGATGATGGAACCACTCCAAACAACAGATCTACAATGTTCAAGTTGTCTGATGGTACTACCGTTCAGGCGCTGGCATTTAAGGGAATGGAAGGTTTCCATTACGATCCTAATGCTCCTCTGGAGATGGACAATACCAACCTCAGAACTGGTATTGGTACAACTGCAGCTGGTGTGTTCTTCGCACTGAACCCCAACTCCCCAATCAACAACAAGTCTCCTTACGTTAAGGACTGCACAACCTTCTCTGATCCTGCAACTGACTTCGGCCGCTTCGGTGGTGGTGGTGTTGGAGTCTTCATTGACGGTGGTGTCCACAGCGAAGGTGCAAAATCGATGGTCTTCGACGCCTTCACGCAGGTTAACTCTGATGGTGCTGGATTCCTCCTTGATAAGAGTGCAATCGCTGAGATCGTCTCCTGCTTCTCCTACTACGCTAAGTGGGGTTACTACTCTGGTGGCGGTGCGAGAATTCGTGCTGTTGGTGGTAACAACTCTTACGGTGACTACGGTGTTATCTCTTCTGGTTTCTCCTCTGAAGAAACTGCAAGAACAGCAAGACTGTTCGGTGACTTGATGACCATTCTCGGAACAACTGTTACGGGTACTGTCGCAGTTGGTAACACCCTTTCGGGTCAATCCTCTGGCGCTCAGGCATGGTTGATCAATGATCAGAAGTCTGCTGATAAGTTCTACTTCAAGTATCATCCTGGATACGGTCAGACTGCAGCTCCTTCTAACGGTAACGTTGCAATCGGTACATCTCCATTCATCGATGGTGAACTTGTATACGCATACCAATTCGATTCGGGCGCGTCTTACGGTGGTTCCTTCACTGTTGCTGCTGCAACATCTTCCATCTCTGGTCAGAAGGGTACAATCCTTGAGATCGATGGATACGATCAAGTTCCTCTCGTAGGTGACGCAATCGGATTCTCTACTACCTACGGTGGAGACTCTCTGTTCTACATTGTTAACACAGTTACTAACGTCTCTGCTGCGGTAACTTACACTGACACTGTTGGTCTTGCACACACCTACTATAACCGTGCTACTCTGACAATCTCTCCAGAGAAGGGTCAGGGTACGCCTGACACCCGTAACATCACGGGCGCAGGTTCTACCATCACTGTTAGAACTAGGTTCTCTCAGGTCCGCCTGACAGGTCACGACTTCTTGAGTGTTGGTACTGGTAACAAGACTGAAACCAACTATCCTGATGTTGACGAAACTCAAATCATTCAGGGTAATGAGACTAACACATTCGGTCCTGGTAAGGTATTCTTCGTATCTACCGACCAAGGTGGTAACTTCAGAGTTGGTCAGTTCTTCTCCGTTGACCAGTTGACTGGTCGTGCAACACTGGACGCCTCCGCGTTCAACCTGTCTGGTTTGACAGAACTGAGACTGGGTGCTATCGGTGGTC